GGGTTAGTGAGTATGCAATGTATCAATAATATGAATATACTTACTCAGGGAATCAGGAAGGTAAACTTGTGGGTATGAATCTTTTACGCGAATAAGTTTCTTCCCGGTACTGTCCATGATGCTATCGGATTTAGTGGTGGGGAGCCTCAAGGCAAATTGGGTGATTTGACCCATTTCCGCCTGCAACCCGCTGTCTGATACAAACTTACGTCCCATATGCGTCCAAACCAATGCTTTATTGAATAAATACTGGCCGTTTTGGTTATAAGCGACTATGCAGGTATCGGTCGTATTTGTGGGTTTCGGACCGGAATTACACGAATAATTGACTACGGTTGCCAGTAAAAAGAGGGCGAGATACTTCATATGTTTTAGTTTGTTGATGAGAATTGTTAGTGCAAGATAAATAACTTTGTCTAAAAAAGCCTAAAATCTAAAAAATAAATGTATAAATTTGTCTACGGATAACGAAACTTTGTCTAAATTGCGTCTAAAAGAGGGATGACGGCCGAAGAAATAAAGAAACTTTTAGAGAACACTACCGACCCAATCTATAAGATCGAAGCCGACCTGAAGATGCCAAAAACTACCCTTCAGAAGGCTTTAAAGGGTCAAAGGGAGTTATCCGTAAAGTGGGAGCAGTTACTTAAAGAGCGGTTTTGGAAGCCTTCGGAGGATGAAATGATGCGGTTGCCAGTGGACTATAACCGCCAAGAAAAGGACTATTTTTCGTTAATTCGACAGTTTTTAGACAGGCATAGCCTCCTTCTTTTGAAATATGAAATTGAAAATAACAAGGTCTTATCGGATGTTCAGAAAAGGAGCCAACTAACAAGCCTTAACTTTAAACTTCAAAGAACTAAATCTTAGTTATGGGACGAAAAAAAGGATCTAAAAACAAACCGAAAGAGGACAATGGGACGCGTCCGGTTACTGGACTGAGTATTGTAGCCTCTATCAATTCCAGTTTATCTAAGTTCGCAAGGGCTAAAGAGCCATTCGACAAAAAGCCGCCAACTATCAACTTAGAAGATATGGAAGGCGAATTTGAAGTTGATCCGGACAAGAAAGTAGAATTTAGGGTTCCTCCCAAGGATGCCTACGATAGCGAAAAGTTACCAGATACGACCATTGACGAACATCCTATGTACATTGATGCGTCTAAAAAAGGAACCCTTGTAGTAACCGATCCACTTGTCGCTGCTTCACTAGCTCGGAATCCGCGAAATGCTGACCACCAAAATCACATCCCATTTCCCGAGGATTGGGACAAAATGGGTAAGGTTGACAAACTAAAATGGCTGACGGAACACAGAAAATAACCCACTTTGTAAAGACTTATTTATGATTGACGAAAGAGAATTGGTAAACGCACTCCGTGGGCCTCTAAATTTAAAGCAGATCATTCGGATACTGGCTAAGTTCGACCCCGAACCTATGAGGTCATATTATTTTAGAAGCGATGGACGAAAGAGAAAAAGCATATTACCTTCAGAGGATTGATTGTAACTGCAATAACTGCGGCTTTATGCAAAGGGATTTGGATAAATGGAAGTTCTGGCATGATTGGCACAAGGCTATAGAGCAAGCTGAATTTGACAAAGCTAAAGCGAAAGCTATCAGGGAGGCCGAAGCAATCGAAGATGAGAACATGAGGCGCGGAATGCTTTACCATGCCAGAAAGATGCGGTTCTTATTCGATAAGAGCAAGTTGATAAATTACGGCTTGTGCCTAAAATTCAATAAGGACGTTCATTTCATCCCTGACACCTGCCAGCTTCACACCCAAAAATGTTTTGTACATCGAAAAGATTATATACCTTTTCCGTACTAAAATTCTGGCTCGACAAGTCCTGCATTAACTCCGAATTGGTGTGGGATTTTTTTTATTTCCAGAACTGTAGACTGTGGCCCGTTAGCGCCATGATGATGAGAATTGCGGCCACAATGAAGATAATAATCCCCAATACTTTTTGGTCAATGGGTGTCACATACTTGGAAAAAAGGTATAAAATCAGGTAGATAACCGCTGCATAAACCAGTATTAGCAATAGAGTTATGATAAATGACATGGTAGGAGTTTACAATAATACCCGCCAAAACCGTACCTTTATTTTCAAAAATGTCTACTACTACTCCTATCTCAGCAGAAATAGATTTACAGGAGACGATCGGCTTGCTCTTGACGCCTGCTCCCGGTACAGCCATTTCCAACGTACAATGGTTTCAAACCAATCCCATAGGAACGATAACACCGGGGGCCACTCCTGAAGCCGCTACTTTTAAACCCACGGCAGCGGGGACAACGGGGATTTACGCCCAGTGTGATGTAGCCATTCTATAAACAAAAAAGCCTCCCTAAGGAGGCTCGGTGTAGTACCCGAAACGCCTAAACGATTTTACTGATTGAAGGCCAAAACAGGCGATAAGGTGGTTACCGGGATGTTATTGGTCAAAGTCAGTGCGGGGCCAGTGATCGGGCCGCTGAATACCGGAGTTTTGCCGTCTGCCTGAAGCAACGTGCTTACGAAATTCCCGGTTGGCGTCACTGTTGTGCCCCCTGTGCTGGAAACTGCATGGATATCCACATCGGTTGGCGTTGTCGTGTCCGGCACTGCAATATCCTGGGTACTATCGCCAACAGAATAAGATAGACCAGATAGGACGCCAGCAATCGGATTTCCATTCTGGTCATTGACGGTCATAAAAAGCTGCACGGGTGCAGTCGAAGTGAGATTGAGAGAAGTTACTACTGCCATAAAATTGAAGTTTTTATTGTTGATTAAAATATTGAACCTGAGTTTGGGCGGCTCTCTTTTCCAGCTAAGAAGGGCCTCAATAATCCCGAGTTGGCGATTAATGATTGATTCATCCTCCTTTTGAGCGGCGCTTTCTCCAAAAATAGACATTTGATGGGGGAATTTGAATGTAAAGTTACGATGTTTCTGCCATATCCAGGCTAAGAAAATGTTATCAAAGGGGCCGATGCACAAAGAAAGCCTCAGCGAATTTGTTGGCGGCTTGTTGGAAGGATGGGATTAACTCTGCCTCGAAGTAAGTTCTACTACCGTCAGGCGTAGAACAAAAGTAATCGAAGGAGACAAATATCTTATTTTTATTTTCCCCTGTCATAAATTCGTGCCGCTGCTCTATCTTAGTCCTTCGCTGAACTTTTACCTCAAATATGTTTTCCGGCTTACCCTTGTGATAAGTGATTGTAAAAAGTTTTTGACCCAAACTATACTTCGGTTTAGGCTCCGGGGTCGTTGTCTTTTTCTTTTTCATGTTTTATAATTGAATTGTTTAAAATTTCAAATCTGCGATCTATCTCAGCATCTACTTCATCAAGATTAGCGAAGAATTGATTTCCGTATCTGAATCCGCCGCCACTTCTTTCCAGTAAACACCCTCTATGCTTCACGAAATTGTAAGCTATTAACTTATTAAAAGATGCCAGATAGTTATTGTTGTTCATGGTTGCTGAGGGTATTTGGGGTTATCGTCTTCCGTCATTGACAAATTAAAGCCTTCGTAATATTCATCTCTACTGATTTCTTTGGCGATATATTTTTCTCGCCACAATTGCCGGAAACGCCAATACATTTTATTGGCCAGCATTTTCCAATTTGTGAATTGATTATCATGCAGGCGGCGAGGTTTTTTGACTATTTCAACAAATCCATCCTCTCTTATATATATCAGTCCATGAGCGGCCATAACCTCATCCTTCCGGATCAAATCTTTCGGGCAGACATAATAGAAATAATTAGCGCCGTCAGGAATTGAATGCTCCCCGTCCTTGTTCATTCCTGATTCTGGATAACGGAAGGCGGCTTCCTCTTTTGCTCTTTCCAGATTGGCCTCCTTTGAACGATCTGTATGGTTGGTCATGGCGGTTAAAATAATTGTTGTTGTTCGTATTTTTTTTCGCATCCAATGCACATGAACATTTTCGATTTCTTTTGCTCTTTCTTCCACTCGTTGGGGCCAGAAGCCCAATCCCACGGATGTCCGTTCTCTGTAGCGATCCGGTGAAGGTTTTGCAATCTTTTAAACACTTCCGGGTAAGCATGTTTGATCTCCATGTATTCCTCCCGCTTGGCAAAAGCGCCACATAAACACTCCCCGGATATACAAATCTTTTCTTTGACCGGATTTTTGGGGATGTTATGCTTCTTCATATAATCCTTACAATTCTGCTCCGACCAATAGAAGATTGGATTAACCCAGCAACGGGAAGCGTCTTTGCTCATCGTTTCTTGGTATCCCATTCGGATCAGGCTTTCATCCTTGCGTACGCCTGACAGTAATAGAACATTTTCTCTTGCATGGGGAGATGATTTTATTTCATGCGTAACGAAATGTCGTAACGCCCGCTCTTTTAACCTGCGATACATAAACTGGTGCGCTGATCTTGTTGGGCCGGGGAATCCATGCTTTGCGACAATATTATCATACCAATCTTCTGGATTAGGAGGCCGACGGACATAAAGGCTCCATTCGAATAATTCACAGATATCTGCAACATAATATTGGACTTCTTTAATTCCGATAGTTGTATCTCCGTGATATACCGAATAAATAACCTTCAATTTATCTAAGATACTGGCACTCACATGCGCATTTGTAACTGAATCATGGCCGCCAGACACCATCAGGAGCACATTGACCGGCTTATATAATTCAATAGCTTTCCGAATTATATCTTCCGCTAACTTCATTTTATAGGCTACTGAACTATCTTCTGTCATGGCGGTTAATTTTCAAGATTTTCTTCTTTACATTTTTCATAGGCGGAACGAGTAAGCCCGATGCCTGTAATGACAACTTTGGCTTCGATCTCAGGATCATCCAGAAATGTATCCAGGTATTGCAAGATATCGCGTACGTGATCCAGCGATTCGCAGATAGTAATATCCCAATCCAACGAAGTACCCTGAACCTCCAATTGATAATAAGTATAAACGGGTTCTTCTGTCATGGCTTAGTGGTTATTGGGAGTTTGAAAATGTAAAAGGTCAAATTGGAGTGAACAACTTGCGTTGAGCATAACTCCCACCCTCCATTACCTCTTTTGGCAAGAGTTATTAATATCTTGTGCTGTGTAGCAAAATTTAACTCTCCATACGCATCGATTTCGTACTCCCATTGCTGTCTTTCTTCTGTAGATGTATTAGTCATGGCGGTTGCTTTTTAAAATTTTACGAATGTCATTCAATAGTGTAATGACAATCCATAATTGACAGGCTAGCGTCAACCAAGCAAAAAATAATTGCATATAACTCATGGATGCTGGGTTGAAGAGTTCATAAAAGGCTCAGAAATTTTCCATGCCCGTTCGATCATAAGGTGGGCTTGTCCTATAAAGAATGCGGCATGGTTTAACCTACCGCCCAATGAATACCGGCCTGCGTCATAATCCTTGCCTGCATCTGCGTATATTTTATCTCTTAAGCATTCGAGAAATTCCGCCAACGCCTCATAATGCAAATCACCTATCGCTTCGGCCAATACCTTCATGTCCGATATTCCGCCCACTTCTTTCTTGTGTTTTGAACAATCGCTCATAGATTTGAAGGTTGCAGGGTTTGGAGATACTTTTCGAACAGTTGTGGAGTGGTATACATTTCGCCGCCAAAAGACCAAATATCATAATGGTAGCTCCAATGCGCCCGAGCGTTGATTCTCCATTCCGCAAATCCTATAGCTACCTGCTTGGCGTAGGCGTCCATTGCATCCAAAACATTTTCTTTCAGCATAGCTTCCCGCCCCACCTGATCCATGCCGCTTCCGATCTGGACCATGTACCAGGGGCCGCGCTTTATGATTTCTTCTTTGCTCATGACGTTTATTTTAACGGTTCATTTTTACTCTTTATTGGAGGGGTAGGGATTTGCCGAGTTATAATGGTTCGTTTATACCCGGAATGAGAGGATTATTGTGCGTTTCTATGAAGCCAACGACAGCGAGCCATGTAGCCTCAATCAGCGTATCGCCATCATACAAACCACCGCAATAAAATCTAACCATTGGCCTGCCTTGTTCATTCAACATCCCGAACGTGATAGGGTGATGCGTCCATACAACCCATTTCTCACCGTCAAAACGCCTTTCAAATTCAATACGGGATATTTTTTCGACCACAGGCATAAGTAAATCCCACGATAAATGGTAATCAAATTCCTCTATTAGATGCTCATTCAGGCCGTCAATGGGCCACGATCCGTAATACCAATGGTTTTCGCCTGGCTTCGTTACATTGTAGTGCATATTCTTGCCATCTCCAGCGAACTTGTACCCCATAAATTCGGCGATCAACTTGCTGCCTTCCAAAATTTCCTTCTCTGATAGCTTTACATTAGTCATTGATGTGCTGGTTAAAAGTTTCAAAATAAAACACGATTGGCTTGACATTTTCGGTTACAAGGCCATAACGCTTTGCTATCTTGTATTGGGTACTGACCTCGTTCAAGTGTTTCATAAATCCGGATATAAGGGCGCGGAATTCTTCCAAGCTGCCGGAATGCTTATTGATATTGCAAGAAGCGCAGGCCGGCATCTGGTTGTCGATATGAAGGCGGTCGGGATGAGTATATCCGATTAACCTGGTTGACCATTTGTGCTTGCCGTCTACCTTTTCGTAATGATCTTCGTACAGCCTTCTTACTGGCTTCAATTCATCTACATGCCAGCCCTTTGTTAGCCCACAACCGCAGTAAGCACATCGACCGCCATACTTATCAAAAACTACCTGTCTATCGGCCTTAGTCATGGGTTTATAGTTTGATGCCTTTGGATTGCATTAGTTCCTGGAAGTCCTTATTTCCCGGAACATTTTTAGCAAAGTCATAACCGACCGAGAAAACCTCTCTCAATTCTTCTTCGGTAAGGACGATGACGTTTTCCTTTGGGGTCAACCAATATCCCGACTTGCTTTCATCCTGCTCGTTTTGAGCCCAATAATCCCCGTTCTCGATGTCTGGTACAAATATTTCCTCGTATCGCTTCATGGGTTTACGATTTTCGATGATCTAATTTGTATTGAACAAAAAGTATGACGGCATATCCAATGGCACATTCTATAAACAGGAAATACTTATGAAACTGAATCCAATGCATGGTAGCCACCAAAAAAGCTGCAAATATCAGCAAATTGTATCGCCATCCTATTTTTTTTATCGTCTTCATTTTTTACTGCTTCTATGGGTGGGTGGAATGGACTGGCTCACCGATCAGGTCTTCGACATAAACGGGAGGCTCTGATATTTCAGGATACTGGGCTTTTTTGATATCGTACAGGGCGGCGAGGATGCGCTGCTTGGGGGTGGGTTGCTTGTAAGCGCTTTGCATGCCTTCGTGTTGCCACGAATTGTCATTAATAATGGTTACACACATAATTTCGCCACCAAATAATTTAATCAACGCTCTTGCTTCCTGCGTTAAATAAATACCGTCCGCCATTGTTCCTGGTCTCCCACCACAATGGCCGATAGCGCAATGCCTCCCATATTCGTCGCCCAATACTTCAATGCACCAGTCCTTCTCGTCTATTGCCGAAAATTTCGTGATAAAATAGTCTATATCATAAATTGTCTGTTCCATGTTATTTATTTTTGAGTAGGTTAAGAAATCAGTCAGCCGGTTCGTAAGTTTTTTTAAATATTTCATCTTTGCACGGGTAAAACTCACCATTGACGCCCTTTATGATCCAATCGCCCGGCATGGCTTTCATGTTACCTTCGAGTGTTGGGATCGTTAGGCTAAAGATTGGCGGAGCCTTCCCGGCTTCATAGGCTGTTTCAGATTCAAGCTGATAATAGAGATTCACGCCTTCGCCAATAAACGCTTCAATTGCAGCCCTGTTGAGATTATTGAATTGAATGGCATCAATAACAACTGGTTTTTTTCTGAACTTTGGCATTGCCTTTTATTTTAGATTTTATATCAAATGAGTCATCTATCAGTTTAAAGACCACCTCCCCGGATAATCACTTATATGGTATCTGTCGTAAAATCCGAAATACCGAACTGAGCAGGTATCGCAGTCCTTCTGCCAGCCAACGGTACCTGGTGGAACGGGGATAGCAAAATGGAGGGTGTCGTTCCAATTAATGCTGGCGTGTATTGTATGCACCGGCGGATCACATTGGCACCGTGGTTTTTCGCCAGTATCAGAAATCGCTTTTATTCTAGCTCTAGTACTGTCTGCTATAAGCAGATTGTATAAATCGAAGGCTTTGATTGTGAAATAATGTCGCTTATCGGAATAGTATAAAACACTGTCTTCGGGGCCGCATTTCATACGACAGGTGTAAAAATCTGAACTGTCCACATAATTACCGGCCATTTTAACGCTATCCAAGTATTTAACGTCTCTGATTATAGCAGCGTCCGATCTAATCGTCTGCCCCATCGCCCCGCTTCCTGCCAGAAGGAGTAATAGAAGTATAAGTTTCATGGTTGAGTGTTTAGATATTCTTTAAGGAATTCTTTCTTTTCTTCTGACGACCACTTGCAACTGTAGTCATTCAGAATTTTATTCACCTTGTCGAAGTCCTTATATTTAAGGTATCTCATTTGGTATTCGGTCGGAAATTTCTGCCAATCAAGCAATCGGAACTGGTTATCACTGGACATAAAATTGTACAGAAAATCCAGTGTTGCGTGATTGAATTTAAGGATAAACTTAGATATGAACCCTTTTATCGAATCAAAGACCAACTGTCTGTTGTTTAATGTGATAAGGCATTCGCCAAGTCTTGAAACCTGTTCGTCCGAAATATTTTTGTTGTGCTCTGGAAGTGCGAACAGGTAATGAAATTCAGAAACCCTTTTGTTAATAGATTCCAGCAGCATCGAAAACACATCCTCGTCTAAAATGTAAGGGTTTTTCATAATCAAGTCATGCGGCATGTTAGACAATCCGGCATCGGCCTCTATCCAGAAGTTTGAAACGCCAAAAATAGCCGAATTGGTATTATATTTTGGGGCCTTGACGTATCCTATTACGGCGTCCTTTGAATAATCGTAAGGCATTTTAAAGGCATTGAGAAAGGATATAGCTTTGGCCGAATCTTCTGGCTTCATCAGCAATTGCAGCAGGTCGCAAATCTCCTTTTTGTGGTCGTAGTAATTGACCGCCAGATGGACAACCAAGCTGCCGTCGCTCCGACTGCAACACCATCCGTTATAGGCTTTTTTGATGCCAAATAAAGAGCTAAGTATCTGTTCGATAAAAAGGAATTGATTCTTTTGCCGACTATCATACCAGTCGCTTTTGTCATGCTCTCCCTCTTTGATGCCGGAAAATGTATCTCTTAACTTACCGAATAGATGGTGGGTGTTTTCAGCTTCCAATACCCGCTCCTTTAGCATCTTAATCTCCTTTCGCTGATCCGAAATAGTCTTGTTGCCGCTCTCTAATTGCTTCTCAAGTGAGGATATTTTTTGGCCAATTTCTTTTGAAACAATTTCATTAAGATCAACATTCAACAGTTCTGTGTTCATATAATAGTTTTATTGTTACTAACGTTCGCCACAATACACATCCAATCAAAAGGGAGAGAAAGATGTATTTCATTTAATAATATTTATAATTTAATTGGTTTAAGTTTCTTCATCCGGCGGACTTCTTTTGAGTAATGGGAGATAAGTTCTTTAATTTCTGACACGGAATAGTTATAAGTTACGCGGGCCTGATCTTCTAAGGCTTCAACACTCCCCGGACGGTCTCTCTCCAAATGTTCGCCGTATGCCGTCAAATTACCCTTTTTAGTCTGGTTACAGGTAGTACATCCTCCATGACAATTATCTTCACTATATCGTGTATTTTGATGGCCACGCCGCATGAAGTGCATATTATCGCATTCTGTCCAGTAGTTAACAGCACCACAGCAATAGCATGAGACATAACCGTTTTCGTCTGAATCTCGCAGCCGGATGAACTGGCTAAAAACATCATCTAAATCAGACATTGCAGTGCTAAGGCTTTCGTTTTCGGCAACTTCCTTTTCTTCAAATTTAGCCGCCGAAGCCAACCTGCGACCCAACCAATAGTGATTTTGACAAAGGCCGGCAGTCAACGCTCCATATACCGAACATCCCGGATGCTTGCAATTACCTGTTTTTTGCCTGATTGTGCTATACATCAGCACAAACCTAATACTATTTTCAACAATTCCAAAAAAATAATTATTGTTAATTCAAAAAAGTTTATTTAGGTTTGCTGAAACATTTCCAAAATGGCAGAAGTTAAAGAAAACTATCGGGCTAAAATTAAAGCGGCTCTTATTACCCAAAAGCGACTGGCGAAGATGACTAAAATACATGAGGTCCGTATCTCTTGTGTCTTGAACGGAACATTGGAATTTAGCGATGAGGAGATTGATAAAGTTTATAAGGCTTTAAAACTTAAAAGAGATGGCAAATCGTAAAGAGACACGGGAAGTCCATAAGAAGGCGTTTCTAGCTTTACTGCAACGCGGCGAGGTTCTTACTCAAAAGAAACACGGCACCATATTCAAGTGTATGCGCCTAGCCGCCCGTATGTGGGATTTAAGAAAAGACGGACACCCCATCATAACCACCATGATTTACAACGAAAAAACTGGCGAAAAGTACGCCGAATACTCTTACGAAGGAGTAACGCCGGAGCCATCCAAAAAACGTGAACGAGTAATGAAGGGAAAGACGGTAGCGGATCACGCTCGTGAAATTAAGAAGATTCAAAGTCAAGTAATTCAAACAACACTATTTTAATATGCCGCAAGTCCCATTTCCACATGTACTTACTTTCCCACGCAATAACAGTTATCCTCCAAAGGGTGATATTGTCAGGGTGGTCACCGACGCGCCAATTTCAGATTTTGTTTTATAAACCACAGTCTCAGTTGGGCAAGATATTCGATACGCCACTTTCGTAACCGACAAGGTTTTGGCTCAGCGGCCGGCGAAAGGCAATTGGTCTAATTGGGAAAAACATCCTACCTATTACGAAATATCCGTCAAAGAAACAGTGGACCGGCGTAGCGAAACTATGTCGAGCGACCCGAACTACCAGAAGAAACAAGAGACTTTGGCTGCTGCGAAGAAACTCTCCAACTAAGCCCCCCCCCTGTATAATAGATAGCCGGGAAAAATATTTTGAAAAAGTATAATCATTTTGTAATGAGAGAAATAAAGTTTCGATATGTCTGGAAGCGAAAAGAGGACGGCCATATCTACATGGAGATATCTAGCGTTGAGCTATTGGAGCAGAAAGAAAGCGGTCGTTTTAAAGGCAATGAATTATGGGAGTTGATCGGAAGGGATCAGCACACCGGGCTAAGAGATAAGAACGGAAACGATATTTACGAGAACGATATTATACAGGGCTATGTTTCTGATGAGGATGATGAAGGCGAAGTGCTGGAAAGGCGACTTGTTCGACGAGTGGTGAAATGGCGAGACGGTGCGCCAAACCACGAACCTCCAAAAGACGACAACCCGTCTACGTTCAACCAAAATCCTGAATTTGTAGGTGATCTTATTGACGGCTACGAAGATGGATCAATGTACTGGTCTGAATTCCATGAGTGCGAAATTATCGGCAATATCCACGAAGACAAAGACCTGCTCGTTAAAGCAGGCTAAAGAACATGGATTATCAGTAAGAATTGTTAAATATTAAGTTATGATAGTCAAAGTACAAATAAGCCAATTCGATAGCGAAGGACGGAAACGGATGTTGATCTACGACCGTACAAGGACGTATATGTGCGAAGATGATGCTAGTCCGGCAGTACTGAAACTTATGGGCGATGATCCTAAAAAGTTCTTTCACGCAGAAGCGGCCCCACCGCCAAACAACGACAGGCATTCGGCAAAGTTTGTAATAGGCGAACAAGCTCCTTGGCAAGATTGGTAAAAAATAAATTTTTTAATTCGAAAGAACTATTAGTAATTTCATAGTGCTTAGTCCGAATAATCTTATTTAATATGCAGGAAATACATTATTTTTGTAATCAAGCGTCCGTCTCCGGACAATTTCGCATTTTCATAGGATTATTTTATTAAGCAACTTCCGCCGGGTTCTCTCGGGGGATTTTTTTTGTATCCTTTTAAGAGCTGGTTATGACATGGAATGAACAACTGCTAACCAAAAAATGGCTTACTAAGCGTACCGAAATTCTGATCCGAGACCATTTTAAATGTCAGGTTCCTGGGTGTGATGTTGAATTCGAGGGCGTTGAGGTTCACCACTTAGATTATCTTGGTAATTTACTGGCGTGGGAGTACCCGAATGATATGCTTAAGACGTTGTGCCATAAGCATCATTCTAACCATCATCAGGGCATCCAGATGGCCGAAAAGGCGCTAATGTCTTCACTACGGGTAAAAGGGTTTCTCTTGGGCGACGTGATGGCTTTATCCTCTTTGGTCGATACAGACATAGAATTTACTCAATCCCTATTAAAAATCCTTTCGGACTTGCAAAATGGCAAAAAGGTTCACAGCTACGGAAATATGGGGTGAGGATTGGTTCCTCGAAATGCCCTCAGAATACAAGTTATTTTGGTACTACATGCTTGCTACCTGCGATCATGGAGGTCTGTTTAAGGTCAACTTGAGGTCTTTTAGAGGTCTAGTAGGGGTCGACATCACCTCTCATACAGCTCTCGAACACTTCAATAAAGGGAAGGAAAGAATAAGAATTATCAATAGTTCTGTTTGGTTGATTGAGGATTTCTTTGTGTATCAATACGGTACGACATTTAATCCGAATAACAAGATGCACGCGAGTATCGAAAAGCTGTATTTAAAATTTGACCTCAAAATGACTTCTATTAGAGGTCTAACAGACCTCAAGGATAGGGTCAAGGATAAGGAAAAGGAAATAAATACAGAGAGTAGAATACACGAAGCCACTAATGGCAAAATTCAAAGCGGAATAAAATTCGATGAAAAGGGGGAAACAGTTTTTTTCGACGACGGCACCTATCAGCAATTAGGCTACGAACAACGGATCGCCTTCCGCCAAAAAACATTAAACCCAAGAGACGTTAAAAAAGGTCATCCTTATTGATTATCTATGTATTACGATAGGCTTTCAGACTTAGGGATCAAACTCACCCGGCATTCCGGGAACGAAAAAACGCTATGCCCTCAGTGTAGCGACGGGCGCAAGAACAAGCGAGATAGATGCTTGTCAGTCAACGTCACAACCGGGGAATACAACTGCCACAATTGCGGCTGGAAAGGGAATTGTCGGAGTTTTGAGCGCAAGCGGGAAGAAAAAACCTACGAACGACCGGCCCGCGATTACATCGAATCCATCCAGCGAAAGGAGAAAACGGAATGGTATTTCGAAAAACGGGGTATCGGGACGGCGACGCTGGAAAAATTTCTGATCTTCAGCCGTGACGAATTCATGCCGCAAACCGGCCAAAAGGAGAACTGTATTTGCTTCCCATACTTCCGGGATGGAGAGTTAGTCAACATCAAATTCAGGGACGCCAGGAAGAATTTTCGCATGGTAGCCGGGGCCGAACTGATTTTTTACAACCTTTCCAGCCTTCGAGAAAAGAAAAAGGCAATCATTACCGAAGGAGAAATTGACTGCCTGAGTTGCTACGAAGCAGGGATCGGACAGGACACGGAGCCATTTTCGGAGTACGGGATCGTTAGCGTCCCGAATGGAGCCAGCAAAGGAAGTCAGCGGTTAGACTATCTTGACAACTGCGCGGATTGGTTCATGGGGTTGGAAGAAATCGTTATCGCTACTGATGGCGACGAAGCGGGCCAATCACTGAGGGATGAGCTAATGCGAAGATTGGGGGTCGAACGATGCCGGTTTGTGACGTATCCGGAAGAAAGTAGGATAGACGCTGGCGGCCAACTAAAACGGCCATGTAAGGACTTGAATGAGGTTTTGGTTCATTTCGGAAAGGAACGTGTGTTAGATTGCATCCAGAATGCTAAAGCTGTCCCTGTAGACGGGGTTTACTTTGTAGAGGACATATTCGGGTCAATGTTCGACAACTTCAAAAAAGGGGTACAGATTGCGCCTGAGACAAGGTTTAGAGATTTGGACAACTACTTCCGATGGAAAAAAGGAGCCATCAACGTGTTTACCGGATATGCCAATGCAGGTAAGACTTTTTTCGTCCTGCAACTGATGCTCACAAAAAGCCTGTACGATGATTGGAAGTGGGCGGTATTCTCCCCTGAAAATTATCCGGCCAATGACTTTTTCGATGATATGGTTGAAATGTTCTGCGGGAAATCGTTAGGCGACATGAAGGATGAGGAATATATTCAAGCCTGTGAATTTTTGAACGAGCATTTTTTCTACGTGTACCCCGACAACGACCATGACCTGCTTTCGATCCATGACAAGTTCCGATATTTGGTTCTCAAAAAAGGAGTTGACGGCGTTACCATAGACCCGTACAACCAACTTGACCACAACCAGAAAGCATACCAGCGAGAAGATCAATACCTTTCTGACGTACTCAAAGACATTAAGCGATTTGCGTTGCTTAATAACGTAACTTATAACATCGTAGCTCACCCGAAAAACCCAAAATACGAACAGGACAAATCTCTCCCGGTTGTGGATATGTACGATTTGCACGGAGGGTCCATGTGGGGAAATAAAGCGGATCATATACTTTCTTATCACCGACCAAATTGGCATATTGATAAAAATAGCCCTGAGGTAGAAATCCATATCCAGAAAGTCAAGCGCAAGCGGACAGGCGGAAAGCAGGGTATGGTAGAAATGAAACTCAATTGGCAGCAAAAAAGATATATTGAAACTTCTGAAACCGAATCATTTTGCGATCCAAAACGGGCCACGAATTTTAAAACGTCAACAGAACCGCCTAAAATTATCGACACCTATAAGCCAGTCAAAAACTGGTATGAACGCGAAGATATTGATCCATTCTAAAACTCTAAAGCGTACGAACCATGGCACTCAACTTTAGACCAAGATACGAGCTACATACCGAATTTGGGATTATTGAAGGCTCTTATGAAGATTTAATTTCCTTGAGAGAAAAATCAGCAGGTGCTATTCTATACGAATTGATCCCATCATCCATGAACAAGGTGAGAATAAGCCGGGTGTCATATATCACTTTAGGCCAGTACCTGTACATTCATGTCATGCACAAGCGTGGAAAGGTGAGACAGGATTTTGCTAGACAGTTTAATTTAGGATGGAGTACAATAGTCAGAATACTAAAAGATGAATTTAATATCTTACAGCATGGAAATATTGGATAAAAACACACCGGGATTCACTGTGACGAACAAGAGAGGGGGCAAAATAATGATTACCTTTTCTGATTCAGGTATATTTATTTCAAGTAGCGCATGCAGGGAATTTGACTTAAACCCACTCGATAAGATACACTTCATTCACGATTTGGATAGGCTATACTTTTTTATAAATGAAGAAAAATCGGGTTTCTCTTTGTTCGCATGCGGGGCTGGTAAAAATGGGCTGAGATCAAAATGTATTACGATGATAAATATTTTGAAAAAAAAAATGCCAACTGTAATATCGCCACCAGTATCCTTCCCGTTAAAGAAATCTGTAACAAAATTAAACGGTCATAATCTTATCGAAATTCTTATCCATAAAAAACCATAACACTCCCACCCCCTTAATAAATACTACAGCAATAATAAAAAACGGTAACTTTAATTTAAAATTAATGACACCAAAACCTATTTGCATAATAAAAGTAGATTTTGAAAGGATTAAGCCCGGAGGCCACGATTTGCTTTCTGATCTGACGAATGCTTTTTCAGAAAAAATGCCAGACTATCATGTTTTTGTTATACCCAACGATGACCGAGAAGAACCGCATGATGTTTTAGAGTTTCAGGTATTTTACGAGAAGGATCAACTACCTATCGACTATGAAGGACTTAAAAACATAATCAAACCATCAAACTAAACGGTATATGACAGTAGAACAATTTTTGGTTTCCGTTGGGAATGCTAAGTATAAGCGGGATACCGGGGAAGAAAAGCCAATCGGATATTGGGGGTACTCGCATAACGCTGCTATCGAGGCGATGGAACAATGGGCAAAGATAGAAAGCGAAAGATTCCTGAAATGGGTAGAGGATGGTCACTTTTGCCCAAATAGCAGCGGCTTTTGGTTTGACTACACTTTGTCCAGAGATGAAGTTCGTTTTTATACCATTTCTCAACTTTACGGTTGGTTCCATACCGGAATAAAGTTCACGTTGCCGCCGCTAGAACTTCCTAAATCACTGCAACCTACAACCGAAAACAATAAACCATGAAAGAATACTCTCTAACCCAATCGTATAGAGGAATGCCGGCTAACACTTCTCTCTTTGGTCCATTTCCTGTTCGCGGAGGAACGGCTGGCGTCTACGTTCAAAAAGCTGACATCCCAACCGATCCTTCTCAAGGAGTATCTTTTGGAATATATGAATCGGCGATACTATCCAATCCAGACATTTTTAAACCTGCGACGAATGGTACGGAAGGAAAATAAATGCACGAAATCCGAGTGGTTTCCCGAGAACGATCCGCCAACATATAATCCCGGTGCGAGGGCTTTTCAGCGGGCAATCATTCAATCCGAGAATGGCCGTATTATTCCCGGATTTGCATTTGGCGAGACAGATGAGGAATGCGCGGCTAACTCATGGATGTTGTCGGCCAGCAAAGACCTATTCAAAGCAGTTCAGGCTTTCTTACTCAACGATCCGTCCGCTCCTGAAAAGGCAAACTATGCCTTACGGAAAGCGATGGACGATCTTTAAAACTCGTAACAAATGAAAATAAGGCTTAGAAAAATCGGTGTCGATAATTGGGTAGGAACTATTGGCGTGTATGTACTTTTTTCGTGGGCCAATTGGATGTTCTGGTGCTTTTTGTATGACGGCGCTAAACTTATTTGGCACTGGATATTTTCATAAAAAATCCCCCCGTAGAAACAGGAGGACATTTACTAATCAATAAGAATCAAAAAAATGTTACGTACGAAGCGCGTTAAGAGCGGCAACGGTGGAATCGCAAATGTACCGTTTAGACTTAGCCGGGATTTGGAGACCCATCGGGAATACTTCCACTAAGGAATTGGCGTAAACGGTGCCCCATTTCGTTTGAAAAATTTGGTAAGGTATCGTTGACACCCTGGTTGATTGCACGGGGAGAGATTGATAATCAGGGCCAGAGTAACCATTCCCGTAGAGGAAGACGCCCCCGTTGACGTTGTCCACATACGCCACATCTCCATAAAGTGTGCATGCGAACGCATTTTGACCTGTAGCCATAAAAATTAAGTTTTAAAGTATAGCAAAATATATTTCGACCTATTAAAAATAAATGAGTTTTGTCGGTTTGGCCCAAAACGGTACCTTTAAGGTGGCAACTATCTTAACGATGGTAAAATTTACTGTAAGATTTAAGGAGGCTATGTACGAAAAGATAAAGTCGTACTCCAAGCACGAAGGCATCACCTTTATGGCCGCACTTCGGCAAATCATTAATCAATTTTTCAAGGAAAGGAAATGAAAGAACTGCCAAAAGTAACCCTTATAGTTTGCGATACCGTATCTCCTGGCCGTGCTTTAGCTTCATTGAGACGTAGTTTAACCCAGATCAAGCCTGCCAAAACAATTCTCTTTACCAGTGTAGGATTGGCTGTAAAAGACGATATAGAGGTGGTTAGAATAGCCAATTTGAAATCTAAGGCCGATTATAGCCGGTGGATCATGCGGGAGCTTTACAAGTACGTTGAGACAGACTTTGTGCTTGTGTCTCAATGGGACGGCTATGTTTTAGATTCTGAATGCTGGACAGACGAATTTCTATCGGTAGACTATTTGGGCGCAAGTTGGCTAGAAACAGATGGATTTTCGGTTGGGAACGGCGGATTTTCAATCCGGTCCCGTAGGCTCATGGAGGCTGTCGCCACCGATCCCATGATTGTATCCACGCACCCGGAAGATAATCAAATTTGCAAGATATATCGCCCTTATCTTGAAGCCAAGCACGGATTCAAGTGGGCATCTCATGAATTAGCCGATAAGTTTTCGTTTGAATTGCGAGAACCAACGCAACCGACATTCGGGTTTCACTCGTTTTTCCACACCCCATTCAAAAAAACGGTAATTATAAATCGAAAGGCATCTCTCGGGGATGTGGTAATGACCGAACCAGTTCTCAGGTACTTTCACGAAAAAGGCTACCGGGTTGTACTGAAAACGTTGCCCCAGTTCTACAATCTTTTCTATAGCCACGAATTTAAGGTTCATCATCCAGACGAAGTTGATCCGAAAATACTCGCTAACGCAACAGAAATAGACTTGGACATGAGTTATGAGAGTACGCCAGAGCAACTTCACTTATTGAGTTACTACCAAATGGCGGGAATTGAAGATGGAGAAATAAGAAACCCACAATTATTCACTGGATATGACTACAGGAATCATGACTTCAAGTTGTTTCGGAAATATTGTGTCCTTCATATCGACGAAAGACCGCAAGAAGGCAGGAATATTTACGGGGTTGATTGGGACGAAACGATTTCTTACCTTTCTGCAAAAGGATATACTGTTGTTCAGATAGGCCAAGGGAAACATATTGTTCCGAAAGGGGCCGTAGAAATGCGAAACATGAATGAGCCAATGTTAATGCGGTTAATCGGGGGTGCTGATCTGATGATAGCAATTGATTCCGGGCCATCAAATATCGCATTAGCTATGGGCACGCCGCTCATTGTATTTTTTGGGAACGTCCACCCAGATTATATTATTCCCAATAGGGAGAATGTAACAGTTATCCAAAACCACAATCCAGAAAAGCCTATCTGCCGATTACCTCACTGTTGGTCAAGCACTATTTCGACTGAAGGAGTTGAGTGCATTGAAACAATGGGGCAGATAAAACGCGTGGTAAAGATGTTTCAAGGAGCAGAATGCGTGGAGGATGCGGTTATCCCTCCTTGCGTTCGCTTCACTACTCAACAGGTTATTAACGCTATAAATCAAAGATTATGAATTGGGGCAACCCATTCAAAAAGAAAAAGGCTCACCGGATACGTGGTTACAATCCTACGAAGAAAGAATTGCAAGAGGAATTCGATAGGCTGCTAAAGCATCGGGTTGCCACTCGTTTCAAGGCTGAATTAGGGGAAGGTAAAAGCCCAATGGAATTTATGGATTTTAGAGAAAAGAACGGCGACCGGATACGAGATGAAGAAAACGCCAAGTTGATTGCCGAACTGAAAGAAAAAGGATATTCACACGTAACCGAATTAACCAGACAACCGGGACAAGATGTTCTATTCAAAAAGATCATTGGAGGTAAGCATGAATAGTATAACACTTGAAGGATTGGTAGGGAGTGGCGAGTTATGGCTTGATATAATGCGAATCATTTGCGGCGATACAGGAGGCAAATCAATGCTAGACGCCTGTTGCCATAAAGCACCGTATACTTCTAAATTGGGATTTAGCGAACGGACATACGTGGATATTCAGGACCGCCCTTTGGACGATCCGAACGAACAGAAATATTTTATCAAGGCTGACATAGTAGAGTACTTAGTGAAAACAGAACATGTTTTTGACGTAGCAATCTGCTCTGACGCCGTGGAGCATTTTAGTTTTTCAGATGGTTATAACCTGATATGGCTAATGTCATTCAAGTCTTATAAGACAATTTTCTTTACTCCATTAGGCGCGTGCATGATTCAAAATAAAGAAACAAACGATCCTGATGCGCACCGTACTGGATGGATTCCAGAAATGTTTGAAGGATATCTTTCAATAGTGTTGCCAAACTTTCATCCAACCATAAAGAGCGGCGCATTCTTTTCTGTACTATGCAATCCAATCGAAACAACAAGAATATATAACGAAATAAAATCTAAGTATGTCGAAAATAGAATTGATTAAACAAGCTATTGAGAAAGCTATTCGGAGAGAATCCAAAATAACTCCCTTGGCGCTTGCTATTCCATTTCTAGGGTGTTTAAATACGCGCCACTTGCTTAATAATCTTGGTTCAATATCAACCAGATACGCCGAAATCGGCAGTCACCGTGGCGGAAGTCTATGCTCCGCCGTATTCAAAAACGATAATCTCATATCGGCCACGGCAATAGACAACTTTCTTTCAGATGAAACCAATAATGAGGGTGCAAAGCCGGATTTTCTTGGAAATGTCGAAATATGCCTACCAAAAGAGGTTAAATTCAATTTAATTCATAAAGATAGCTTTCAGGTTGATTTGTCAGAGGTGCCAACTGGAATAGATTTGTATCTCATGGATGGCAGTCATGACGAAGAATCCCAATGCCGAGCGTTAACTTACTATTTACCCGTAATGGCTGATGAATTCATATTTCTTGTTGACGATAGTGACTGGCCAGACGTAATAGAAGGGACAAAGCGCGGTTTGCGAGAAACTGGAGCAGAAGTCATTTTTGAGCGAAAATTTCAGGGGAATGACCATGATAACGACGGGTGGTATAATGGGTATTGGATTTTCCTTTTGAGAAAAAAATAGTATATTTGTCTTGCGTATTACTTTCGACAAATGAAATTTTTAACACAAAATCCCGTAAATAGGTGCATTCCCTTCCTTTGGTTGAGAGTGATACGCCGCCTGTTTGCGGGACTTTGTTTTTTATGGAATTAATTATTCACTCAAAAGTGTACGGAACCCATACGGTTTATTACGACGCGCAGGATCATAATTTAGTAAGAAGAATTAAATGGTCAATCGCTAAAGGGAAAAATGGTATTTATTATGCTAGGGGCCGTGTACGTAATAAGGATTTGGAAGAAATTGGGCAAAGATCAGTTAGAATGCACAGATTACTATTAGGCGCAACAGAATTGCAAGAGGTTGACCACGTTGACCATAACGGGCTTAACAACCGTAAAAATAATCTTAGAATTGTGACGAATAGTCAAAATTCATCAAACACGAGATTGCATGCTGACAGTAGCACTGGATTTAAGGGCGTCACTTTAAGGAAGAAAAAGGGGCTTTATTGTCCAAGGATTAGAGTTAATGGGAAATTGATTCATGGCAAGCTGACAAAAAATATCTACGATGCGGCATTGCAGTATAACGAAATGGCCGTTAAATATTTTGGCGAATACGCCTATTTGAATGAATTATCGCCAGAACAATTGGAGCAGGCTAAAATAAAAATAGCCCCGAAAAGAGTACTTTCATCAAACGTAACTGGCTACCGAGGCGTTTGCATGAGTGGTAATAAAAGAAACCCGTATGCGGCTACTATTAGAGTAAACGGGAAGAATAACTATTTGGGTTGTTATCCAACTGCCGACATAGCTGCAAAAGTCTATAATCAAGCCGTTATTTCATTTAATAAACCAGTCGAATGGTTAAATATAATTCCAAATGAGTAAAAGGCTAGGCGGCACTCAATTTGTTATCGACGGGCTAAAGTGGGATTACCCGTTTGCTGAATCTATACGGTCATTGCAGGAATTCTGTGATGAGGTAGTTGTTATCGACGCTGGTAGCATAGACGGGACAGTAGAGGTGCTAAAAACACTGGAAAACGAAAAGACAAAAGTAATTTACTTAGATCGTGAAGAATGGGATAGCTTGCACGGGTGGGCAAAACTTAACCACTTTTCCAATAAAGCCATTTCTGAACTTACGGCAGAATGGAATTTTTACCAGCAAAGCGATGAGGTTGTCCATGAAAAATGCTATAAGTCGATACGGGAAGCTGTAGATTATGGAACAGCCGAAGCCTATCTAGTGAGCCGTATTAACCTATGGAATACTCCGTATGAAATGCTGAATGTAAAAGGGAATAGAAATCCTTGCAGTACACAGGTAATCCGCTTGGCAAAATCACAGTACATGACAGGCGGCGATGCGGAAAGTATTTATGCTCCCGCAAGTAGTGCCTACTTGGATCGGATACGGATTTACCATTTCGGTTTTGTAAGAAATAAAGAGGTCCACGCCGATAAGATACGGAACATGCAAGCCAATATTTTCGAAGTAGGCGTAGATAAAAAATTGGATGGAATGACCACGTTTGATCCCAGTAAGTGGTTCGGTCCAGAAGACCTTTTGCCAGTACCGGAAATTCTTCCTGCCATCATGGACCAATGGTGTTTGGAAAGAATGTAAAATAATCATTAACTTAGCCTTATGGCTAAAATAAAACGTTCCGTTAAGAAGTTGCCAGAATATCCAGCCGACCACAAGCTGGGTATGGTTGTTCCAGAAGGGGGCAGCATGTGTGGCCGTTGCTCTTTTTGGGACGGTAAGGATTGCGAAAACAAATATTATCGAGAATGGAATGGATCAGGAGAAATACCAGTTGCGCCAGAAAGATATTGCTGCGACTTTTTTCAAACTTCAAAATAAATATATGGGTAAGAAAATTCGTGTAATCAAAGCTAAGAAGGATGGCCAAAAAGATATTCATTTCAAAGAAGGGGGGCTTCATGCCAGTACCGGGACATCCGCCGACAAGCCGATTAGCGCAGCCAAACACGCAGAAGCAAAGAGTGGTGAATTAGGGCCGAAGGCAAAGAAGCAGGAGCAGTTTTATGAAAACGTACTGAAGAAATAGTATGAAGCATACTCAAGGTCGCATAGTCGTTAAAGTTCCACTCCTTCACAAGAACGAGCATATGATGGAGAACGGCCAAGTACTTTCCATAGAGCGGCAGTACAATAATTTGAATAGGCGCGAAACCGAGCCGGTCAATGCATGGGTTATTAGCGCCGAAAATATTCCAGAAGGGGCAGAAGTTCTCATTGGGCACAACGCTACCCACGACACGTTTAAGATCACAAATCACGACCAATTGAGTGGCGGAATAATTGCCGGGAAGATTGAGTATTTTGCCATACCAGAAGATCAGGCTTTTTTGTGGCGCATAGGTAAAGCTCAATGGCAACCGATAAAAGGATATGCTACCGGCTTGCGTGTTTTTAAACCCTATGAGGGTGTCCTAGCTGGAATTGAACCAAAGCAAATAAAAAATGTGCTTTACGTCACATCCGGAGAGTTAACTGGAAAGATATGCCAAACCGTTAGAGCAGCGGATTATGAATTGGTCTTTAACGATTTTGATCGACGTGAACACCGGATAATCCGATTTCGACACTACGAAGACGGCATTGAATTAAACGGGCGAGAAGATGAACTAACTTGTATCCGAAACGACTTAACCAAAGAATTGAAAGCAGGAAGGCTACTCATCGGCCTTACCACTTCTGACGCTAAACCTTTAAAAGAACTTGCTCATGCCTGAAGAACCAGACTATAAAAAAATGTATGAGCAGGAACAGAAAAAAACCGCCATGCTTACCAAAAGAGTAGAATCGTATGAGGGTAACGGTCCGGCTAAACTATACTATAGTCTGAATAGGAAGCAATGGGAGATGGCCGATTTGTTAAATAGGGAGAATCTTACTGACATGGACATAGACGATCCAAAAAGCAAAACATTTGACAGATTAAAAATAATCTTAAAAGAAGGGTCTGAAATGGGAGTGGCGGTCAACTCATTGGGAATGGCGCTCGGGATAACCGGTGATGAGGCCAAAGACATAACTAGGCGTAGAACCACAACGCCAGAAAGCATATCCGATGTACTTGGAAATACCGCAGGGAAGCAGGATTGAAATACAAGGGCTAGAATGTTCAATTCCGCCAGAGGGGTACGTGTGGAATATCCTTACAAAACAATTGGAGTTTAGGGGGGTTTATAAAAGATCGGACAATCCAGAGGAGCAATATTGGGAAAGATTTCCATTGCCTTCGTGGTACAAGCGCGTAGTTAAGGCGGAAGATGATTACGATAAGAGAAAAAAATCAGAAGACCCATTATTTTACGATGAGCGATACGAAAATTTCAAACAACAAGAATGGGATAGGCGTCTGAATGGTTTTTGGCTGATGATAAAAGGGAGGGCGGTGTTTTTAGTTGGTCCGCACTATCTCTACATGCAGTGGTTCTCTATAGATATTGGGTATCCAAAATTTCGCGTTCCAGACCTTGAATATTTTTACTCTCTTCAATATTGTATAGAAGACCCTGAATGTATGGGAATGATTGAAATTACCAAGCGCCGTTTTGGTAAAACATTCAGGGCTGGTCTGTTCCTTATAGAATACGTTACGCGCACAAAGATGACGAACGCTGGTATTCAATCTAAAACGGGCGGCGACGCCAAAAAAGTATTCAGCAAAGCGGTAGTAGCTCCTTTTAAAAAACTCCCGAAGTTTTTCAGACCAGAATACGATATGTCTTTGGGGATTACACCTAAGACTGAAATGCGTTTTCAGCAAACGAACATTCGGGGCAAGAAAGCGGAGGAAGGTTTGGACAAAGACGAATTGGGGTCGATGATAGATCACCAAAGCGCGGATGTTGTTGCATACGACGGCCAAAAGCTACATCGCTATGTGGCAGACGAAAGTGGCAAAACGACCGAAGTAAATATCTATGACCGGCACGACGTTATACGGTATTGCCTACTAGATGATGAAGGACGAATAATCGGGAAAGCTCTTTATACTACTACCGTTGAAAAATTGGATACTGAAAAAGAAGGAGTACAAGAAGCATTCAAGAACCTTTGGAATGACAGTAACCAATTTGATAGGAAAGAGAACGGAAGAACTGCAAGTGGACTATATCGGTTCTTTATGACCGCAGATAGGGGAAGGAATTTCGATATTTACGGGGAACCTGACATACAAAAAACAGTTAAGGAGATTTTAGCGGATAGAGCATCCGTATCTCATAACCTTCGGGCATTATCAGCCCGTATTCGTAAAGAAGCGAGAACTATTGAGGAGGCATTTAGCACCGACGGCGACAAGTGTATTTTCAATATAATTTACGTTGACAAGAGGGTAAGGGAATTAACCGAACATCCAATTACAAAACGGTGCATTATCTTTTATAGGGATTTAGATCAGGTAATAAGATGGAGAGACATTGATCCCAAAAATAATAGCTTTCACTGGAAGATAACTGCATTCCCGCCGCCGGGTCAGGAAAATAAATTTGTAACGGTAGATAAATTAAAAAAACCAGGGCGCACAAAAGACGGGGCCATCGCTATAGATGGCTATTCCAATTCTCAGGGGGGCGCAAAATACGGATCAAAGGCATCGGCATGGATCGGCCGAAAGTTCGATATATTGGACCCATTGAATACCGGGAAGGCTATTGGTTGGCTTTACGGTCGCCCATCTGTAAAAGATACTCTATACGAGCAGGTGATGATGGCCGCAGAATATTATGGGTATGTAGCATGGTTTGAACACAACAGCGATTCGTATTTGGAGTATTTCCGTGATCGCGGGAAGTTACTTTATCTCGGGACTTATCCGCTCAGTACGATTGACCCAATTAAAAGACAAGAGGCGGACAGGTACAGGGGATTCCCGACAACCCCATTTAGCCTAACTAGGCAAACAGATGTCGGAATTGCCTATGTAGAAAATTATTATTATCTGATTGATTTTATCGAATTATTGGAAGATATGAAAGTGTTTGATCCGAACGACCGGACAGAATTTGATATTACGGTGTCCTTCTTGATGTTGCTGGTTTGTCTTATGGAGCCGGAGTATACGCCGCCGCCTAGAAAATCTCCATTGGTGAAAATATATGATAATGTCAACTACAGGGAGAACTGATTTTGCGGCTGTTCTTCACATAGTCTGCGTGGCATTTCTTGCAATAGCCATATCGCCCGCGCCTGTTTTCTTCAACAGGCTTGCCGCATTTTGAGCAAGTCGGTTTCCTGCCTTTGCCTTTTACATTCCGTAATCGCATACCCAAATATACAAAAGTGAAACGCTATTGTGATTCGTGAAACGATAGTGTTTCACGATTTCTTTTCAGATGTTAACTCTATCTTACCTAAAGCATTAAATTTGACCAACTAATCCTTCTTTTAGTTGGCAGATTCGCAAAATATCCCCGGTTCAGGCGGTACAGAAACGCTAAAAATCTTCAATCTCCTAACGGACACAAAGTCCAAAAGCGATTGGGCATGGGGCAAGAATATCGCTCAATACATCTGCTCGACTGTTTTTGCCGGAATAGGCAGTGGATACTTTTGGATCAGGAATAGCCGATTTAAAGCCAATCGGGACTTAGCCGCTGGAAAGGTTGACCCCGTTAAATGGCAGGATAGGCTTGACTTCAACGGGAAGGTTAACTACATCAATCTAAACTGGGCGGCGATAAAAGTAGTCAGTACGACCATTTCCAAAATAGTCGGTCGATGGATGGGGCGGAATGAAAAGATTGTGGTTAGGGCGACGGATTCGCTATCCGAAAAAGACCGGATAGAAGGGTATCAACAGGCGGAATTTTACATGATGCACCGGGATATGGTCGCCCAATTGGAACAGGCGTCCGGCACCCAAATTACTCCGAAAGATCAGTTTATACCCGAAGACCCCGACGAACTTCTTTTATGGTCGAATGAATTGCAACGGCTCCCCGAAGAAATTTTATACGAAAAAGGCGTGAACGATATTCTTGACGCCAATGGATTTTTTGACCAGAACAAGGAAAAACTACTCCACGACAGCGCCGAAGTAGGATTGCCGGTCACTCACACTGAAATGGACACGAACGGGGTGATTGACGTGTCTTGGATCAAATCGGAAAACTTTTTCTATTCGTGGTCGGAGTATAATGATTTGCACGATTGCTCTTGGCAAGGGGACGCCATAGGGATGAAGATTACCGAAATCCGTGGCAAGTTTGGGGTTGAATTTGGTGGGCACTTGACCGAAGAGCAACTTTGGGAGATTGCTCAAAGCTCTCAGGAGTACCAATTGTACGATAAACTCCGGTGGCTGGTTGAATGGAATGTGGCTGTCCTTCGCCCTTATGACGAATGGAACGTACCCGTTGTCCGGTTCTATGTGAAGACCTTGGATAAAGACCCGTACACGTTAGTCCAAACCAAAAAGAACAAAAGCACTTTCCTAAAAAAAGGGGGCACTCCGGCGAAGTTGGCCGAAAACGAAGAATACGTAGAGGATAAGAACATCAAAATCTACAAGGGGCTTTATATCCGCAGTACCGAAACGATCCTTTCTTGGGGGTTGTGGGAAAATATGATCCGACCGCAAGACCCAAAAGAATACGGTGAATGCTTGTTTCCATACGCGCCGTACATGTACCAGAATCAGGACATGAAAAACGTGGCCATTCCTGAAAAGGTCGAAGAACCGGCAGATCAAATGATATTGGCGAGGTACAAAATCCAACAGTGCGTCATGTCTATGATCCCGCACGGAGCCGCTGTTAATACAGATGCTATTCAAGAACTGGATTATGGACTAGGCGATAAAAATAGACTGATTGACCCAGTTAAATTTTATCAACAAACTGGAATGCTTTATTACCGTGGAAAAGATGGCGAAGGGAATCCTATCCCGGTGCCGATTGAAGAACTAGCCAATTCCGGCTTCATGTCCCAAATGCAGGGGCTTATACAGACCTACGAATTTCACTACAAGGTATATAAGGATGAACTTGGCGAAGACCCGAGCATATCCACGCAGGCTGCTAAACCGCGTGTAACTAGCGACAATGTTCAATCAGCCATGCAAGCCGCAGATGAAGCGACCGATTACATGTATGATGCCTACTTGTACTGCATGGAAGGGACGGCAAAAAGAATCTCCTGCCTACTGCATGATAGCGTAACCTACGGGGCGGACGCCTACAGAAAAATACTGAAAGAAGATAATATAAAGGGGAGGGCTTTTTCTACGATAGCTAGGATGTTGCCTACCGACACGCAGATGCAGGCGCTAGACATGTTCATGCAACAGGCTTTACAGGCTAACCCGGAATTGATTACATTCCTTGACCCATTCAAACTGAGACGGTTGGCGATGGATGACGTTAAGTTGGCCGAATTGTACATGCGCCGGTGCCAAAAGAAAATGTGGCAGGCGCAACAACAGGCCGCGCAACAACAGTCGCAGCAAAACGCCCAAGCTCAACAGCAGTCCTTGCAAATGAAGGCTCAATTAGACATGGAGCATGAGCAAGCAAAAGCACAGTTCGAGGCCCAAAAGAATGCCGACCTTAGTCGGGCTAAAAAGGAGGAATTATTCATTCAAATGATTTCGTCCGTTGTAACCGCAGGGGTGCCAATGCCGCCAGCTTTGCAACAAGTGGCAGACGAACTATATCAGAATGTCGGTCTACCATTATTCGCAGCTAATCAAAAAAATCAGCAGGCATTACAGCAGGGGGTTCAGCAGGGTATGCAGATGGCCGCCGGTCAACCCGGAGCCCCACCACAACCAGGAGGACTTCAACAGCCGTCGGATCAGCAGGATCAAGGGCAGCCACAAGGCCAACCGGACCAATCACAACCACAAGATCAATCACTTCAAACACAACCACAATGAGCCTAAACATTACCAACCAGACCGCTAGTCCTGCGTTAGACGGACAGGATGCATTGGTTACCATGACGTGGGCAGTATCTAACGCCAATATCGCTAACCTTTACGTTGGGCAGAAATGCGGAGTAGTGAGCAACGGGAAGTTAGGTGCGGTTAGCGAAATAGATACAGCTGGTATAACTGTAAAGTGCAAACCGGCCCAACCTAATGCCAGATTCGATAGCGCTTCAACACCTGGGCAGTTGGCTGTTAATGAGACTGTGACGTTCTTTTAAAAAAAATATTATGATAGCATCACACAAGGATTTTACAAATCAATTTAACCTTGGGATAGGCAGTACTACCGGGCTTCTGCAAATTGACACCAGTGGGTTTGACTATGTGATTGTCCATTTTGTGAATCTCGGTGGGACGGTTACGTTTGCGGGGTCTAATGATGGTGGAGGTATAACTGGTGAGGCAGACGGGAACGCAACAAGCGCAATCAACTGGGTTTCGGTTCAGGGAATCAATCAAACTACTGGTTCGGCTGGGACTACAGCCGCGACCAATACCATTTATAAATTTTCATCTGTAGCGAGGTATTTACAATTTACTGGGACGGCTTCGACCTCTTGTAAAATTCTGGTGTACTTCGCTAAGATTTCACAAACAATGTAATTTTTTATGGCAGAAGAAACAGCAGTAGCAGAACCGATACGTGGTCTCGAAGAAATGCAGGTGATAGTCCCTGAAACTATTTCATGGGATGATGTTCCGCCCGTGGTCAAACCGGGCCAATCTGGTGAAGAAAATGGAATTAAGCCGGAAACCAAAGAAGTAAAGACTGACCAGGAGGAAGAAATTGTAGACGAACTGGAATACCTGGAAAAGCAAACGGGGTATAAGTCATGGGATGACATTAAGGCATTGAAGACGGAGGCCGAACAACTACGGGCTAAAGCTCAAACGCCAGCGGAGATAAAATTCGCTAACGAGACAAGCCAGAAACTTTTTGAGGCTTGGAAAGAAGGCAAAGAAGACGAAGTTTATAACCTACTGCACACCCAACGGGAGTTAAAAAGGGCAGCCGATTTGCCATCGGCAGATGCTATCCGGATGCACATCAAGATGACAAACGAAGGCAACCCTAATTTTAAGGCTGCCGATGTCGAAGATATTTTTGAGGATCGATATGGGCTTCCTAAAGAGCCAAAGCAACGAGCCGATGAAGACCCGGAAGATTTTCAGGACCGGATGACAGAATACAAAACGCGCGTGGAAAAAGTAAATAGGGCTATTGAGCGAGACGCGTTTACAGCGAAGCAAGAATTGGCGAAAAGAATGACGGAGCTAAAACCACCAGAAATACCGAAGCAACAAGTGCAGCAAGGGCCAACCCAAGAAGTATTGGACGCCCGGAAGGCTTTTGTTGAAAATTATCGCAAAGAACTTCCGAAGGAATTGGAAGGTGTAAAAGGGTTTACCACGAACTTCAAAGACGAAGTGACGGAATTCCAAGTTGCTTATGGCATTACGCCAGAAGAACTAGAACCTTACAAAGCAGAATTGGAAGAATTTGCGAACAATGGGCTAGATGTAAATACTTTATTTTCTAAGCGTTGGATCAAAAAAGACGGTTCCGTAGACATTCAGCGAGCAGCGGAAGATCTCTACTTGCGGGATAACCGGGACAAAGTTTTCAAAAAGATTGCAACCGAAACCGGGACGCAACGGATGGAAGCGCAAAGGAAGATAAATAACAACATCAAAGTTGACGGTGAAACCAAAGTTGTTCAAATGGACAAAACGCAAAAAGGATCACAAGCGGAAGCCATCGACAAACTATGGAATAGCTAATCTGTTAACAATTTAAATTTAAAAACATGCCTACAGGAATCCCTACGGGGAATATATTGCAACCAGGCCAAATAGCATTGGCCAATGGTGCAACACAGGGGCTAGTCAGCTATTTACAGCTACTGACCCCTCAGTACTATAAACAGTACGTTGAAAAATACGGAAACGAAGACCTTACGTGGTGGTTGTCTGCCTACGGCGGGATGGAGGAAGTAGAAAACCAGAACTACTTTTGGTTTGAAAACCGTGGCAAATTAATGCCTGGCATTCAGATCGCCAATAACGTGTCGGCTGCTGTCGGCGCTACGATCACTCCAACCTTGGCCGCACCTTTCCATTTCAATGGAGGTACGCAAGCTCCCTTAAGAGGCGGTGAAACAGTACGGGTAGCCTCCACGAATGTGGAAGGTGTGATCTTGACCGGAAGCATTGTTACGACTACTCCGGGAGCATTTACGTTTCAAGTAGCTCCAAAACAAACCGGCCAATCTCTCGCATCCGCCGGAGCAACGTCCTTGCTCACGAGCGATGTTCTGTTGTTCGGTGGTCAGATGGACGTCGGCGAAGCGTCCGGTAGCGCATCTGCACTCGTTCATTTGGACCAGAAGTACAGCAACAATATCACCGAAATGAGGGATACGCATGCTGGAACCGATCTGGCCGAAATGACACAGGTGTACTACACGGGTGGCGTAACCGGATCGGCGGCAGTTCAACAGGCCGGTACGTCGTTATTCACATACAAGTCCTTGGTCAAAACAGAGACCAGATTCAAAAACAACGTGGAATTTAAGCTACTCCGTGGCGACATTCAGAACAATACGTCTATCGTAAATGCTAGTGGGTACAGTTCCAAGGGTTCTCAGGGCGTTTTCCCGAAGATTGCTACAGATGGTGAAACAGTCGGCATCACTCCTGGAAACTTGGATATAGCCAAAATCCATGAAATCACAAGGATTATGGACGTCAATGGTTGTGCTAAACAAGTTCTTTGGATGCAGGATATTTTCCTCCGCCAAGACTTCAGCGATGGGTTGTTCTCTACATACCCGGCTGGCGCATTTGTTTGGGGCAAGAATGAGGCATCTGAAGAAGCCCTAATCAATTACGGTGTTAAGCATATCAACATCGACGACTATATGATGGGAGTGAAAAAGTACCGGCAATATAACACTGAATTCACTACAGGTGTCACTCCCGGAGTGGACTTCTTCCGTAATTCTGGCCATATCATTCCATTCGGAACGGCTCAGGACTACAAAGACGCAACGAAGGTTTACAAGAACCTTACCGTTATGGTACAGAAGGCTCCGAAAGGTGGAACCCAAGGCAACGGAATTCGTGTCTGGCCCCATGGAGGTGGTAGCTTGAACCCGGCCGACGGAACGATGATCGATTTCGTCGAATTTATCTGCTACCGAGGTACAAGAGTTGTCGCCGCAAATCAGTTCATTTACACAGAAGCAGCTTAATTTTTAACGGGGCGGTATATTGCCGCCCCTTTCATTCTTAATATTTTTTATGGCAAAAGCAATTTCATCGTCAGACGCTCTTTTAGCAACGCAGGACGAAAAAAAGGTAGACCCGGTGTTTAAGGAAATCATGGCAAAAATGTCACCGACGCCAGCCAACCGGCCTATGATTATTTTTAAACTCAGGAACGCACCTAATGGAAAGGTTCATTTAGACGGCATAGACGACGTATTTGACCCGGATACAAAACGGATGCGCCGGATCAGGCTTATTCGCGGTGCTACCACTATTTGGATGGATGAGCAGGAAAAGATGGACAAAGAATTCCTTCAAAAGAATAGAATAAGCATAACCTTTGTCGCAGGAAATCTCATCTGCGATGAGCTAAAAGACGAAATGATCGTAAAGGCTGCGAGATTAATGAACGCCAACGAAGGGAATCCCAACCGGATACCAGGGAAAAAACGTTCATTTTACGAGTGGGACGCATCGGCAGAAGAAAGAGAAGCATTCGAAAAAGAACTGCTCGAAGCAAAGGTTGTACAATTAGCTATGGAACAGCCGTTCGAGAAGATGAAAAAACACGCTTTGTATCTCAATCTACCGATCACCAATGAAATGGGTCAGATTCGAGGAGAGGACGGTATCCGCGCTCTTTATCTCAGGGCTGCTAAAGCCGATCCAAAGAAATTCAAAGAATCTTTAGATTCAAAGGAAGTAGAGTACAAATACCTCATCCGTAGAGCTATTGTAGACGCAAAGATTTCAGTTTCAACCACTGAAATCAAATATCCTACAGGTCAACTCATTTGCCGACTGCCGCATGGGAGGGAATCTGTAGACTACTTGGTAGAGTTTGCTATGTTGCCAACAGATGAATCAAAATCTTTTGTTGAACGACTTGAAAAAATGGCGTTTAATTGACGGCGGATACCGCATATCAGTTAGTTAATTATCTGGCTAATCAATTCCAGCGCGGAAACGTCAGCCCTACTAGGTTTAACCTTATCATCAATCAGGCGAGTACCAGTTTTTTGAATTATTTGTTAGGACAATTCCAGACGTACAATTACGGGAAACCTGAATCTAGGGTACAGTTCGGAGTGAACGAGACTGCAAGGCAAAGGCTATCTCCGATAATCAATCCGTTGTCTACTTTGACTATTGATGTTACCGGGTTAGCGCCGTATCCAACAGGGTTTGAACAGGTAGACGCGATGTTTAGTACGACAATGGACAGGATACGGTTCTTTCCGCAGCATAGGCTTTATTCGTACCTGAATGATCCGATTGACCCTATCAATACCAATCCGGGGTATGTGTTGGAAAGTGGCGGTTTTAGGTTCTATCCAAACACAACATGTAACGGGACACAATTGCCCGGCGCTTTGATAAGCTATGTACAGACGCCAACGCCTATTTTCTGGAATTCGGCACCGGACGCCAACGGGAGGCCAGTGTACGTGTCAGCAGGTAGTACCGGATTGCCTTGGTATGACGTTGACAATTTCGAGGTCGTAGTTCGTGCTTTGAAAATGGTGGGAGTAAATTTGAGTGTAAATGAATTATTGCAATACGGTGACGACATTATAAAACAAGGTCAGTAATGGAAACAAGATTTTCGTTCATAAAAAGATTGTTGCGGCAGATTTATAACGATCAGCCTAGCGACGATTCAAACATAACGACCAATCTTGTTAACAGATGGCTTAACGATGCCATTGGAGCGGCGGCAAAAAAGAACTATACTGACAATTTACAAATGGATGGTGTTGCTTATGTGAATAATAGTTTTTACACCACCTTTAGCGGACTAGCGATTACTCAGGGGCCGGATCAATTTACCTATCAAATGTCGCTACCACAAATCCCGATCGGGTTGGGCAATAACGAAGGTGTTGGTATATTGCAGTTTGTTGATTCAAGTGGCAATATTTCCGATCCGGCCATTCCACTGAGCGAAAACCAAGTTGGATATTTCAGGAATATGCGACCAATTCCGAACAAAATCCTATACTTTCCTGAAGGCTCATTTTTGTTTGCTATATCCACCTTGCAGCTTAATAATTTCACTGGGAAGGTTAGAATGGTAAGCGGCGGGGATAGCACAAACCTAAACAGCACATTGAACGTACCGGATGACTACATGCCAGTAATGGTTGAGTATATTAAAAACCAACTGGCTTGGGAACGGGCCCAAGCTAGGATAAATACAAATGACGGATCAGATGCTTAAACCGATAAAAAACCAAGTTCTTGTCAAGTTATTCAAAGGGGATGACTTGTCGGCAGGCGGAATTATCGTACCTGAATCATTTCGTGCCGAATCGAATAAAGGGGAAGTAGTGGCTTGTGGGGATGGGTCTAAAGATAGACCTATGCAATTCAAGGAAGGAGATATTGTCTACCGAGTACAAGGACATGGGGAGCCGTTTGATATTGGTGGTGAACGATTTTATATGATGGATCAAAATACAATTTTGGCAAAAGAATAAAATTATGGCTATTCAAAAACAGGGGTGGGTTACGGTTGAAGTATGCGTAAATGAATACTTGGATCGTAGCGAACAGAGCAACCACAAATATTTCAAGTTGTGGAACATAGCCTTTGCCGGGATGCAAAAAATGGGTATTAACTTCTTTTACCAAATACAAACCTTTAAACTTCCAATTAACTCAAACTTCACCGTCAATAGGCCAGATAATTATCTAAAATGGTGCAAGGTGGGGGTGGGTAACGCCATAGGAGAAATTATCCCGTTGGACTACAATAATAAGCTAAATCTTTTTGCTGATCTACAAACAAACAGATTATCTCAAACTCAAGACAATTCGCTGTTTAATTTTTACTTCGGGAATTCTGGGATTTTCTATAACTACTGGAACGGCGACACGTTTGAAACATTATATGGACTTCCAAGCGGAGGGCCTTTTGTGGGTAGCTTTAAGATGGATGAAACAAACAATCTAATCGTACTGAATGATTTTTTTCAATACCCATATTGTTTTTTAGAGTGCTTAACCTCGCCAAAAGAAGGATCTGAATACAGAGTGCCAGTTGATTTTGAGGAAGCAATGATTGCCTTTATGGGGTGGCAAGATAACTATTACAAGCCGTCAAGCAGTCACATGCAACGCGGAGATAAAGAAAGTTTGAAACAAAACTTTTACAATGAACTTAGGCTAGCTAAGGCGAATTACAAACCCTTCCAATTAGAGGAGGCGTATGAATGGAATTTGAAAAACATGAGATTAACAGTAAAATCTTGATTATCATGAGTATATACAATAGAGAGATTTTAGATTACAATGATGGGGAAATGTGGAATGGAATTCCAGGATGGGAAGACCTTTACGAAGTTAGTTCCGCTGGAAGGGTTCGTTCCCTAGATAGAGTTGTAAAAAACTACAGAAGTGGGACTTGTGTATTTAAGGGGAAAATAATGAAATATAATTTAGCCAGAGGATATCATACCGTTTTGCTTTATAGATCCGCTACAGATAAAAAAAGACATGGCGTTCATCTTTTAATGGGGAAAGCATTTTTGGGTAATCCTGAAAACAAAAAAACTATAAACCATAAAAATACCATCAAAACAGATAATTATTTGTCTAATCTTGAATGGGCTACTTATTCAGAACAGCAAATTCATGCAGTTAAAAATAATCTCCGGGATAATTCATTGGGAGAATCAAGCAATTTCTCTAAATTAATAAAAGAGGAAGTGCTTGAGATAAGGGAATTGTTTGATTCTAAATCTTTAACAATAAAAGAGTTAGCGGTTAAATTTAAGACGGCTAAGTCCAATATTCAGTATATCGTCAACAGAGAAACTTGGAAACATATCTAATATGTTAGCAACGTATCCATTTCGAGGTAGGTTAAATATGGACGATCCCTCCTTGGTAATTCCCCAAGGCGACCATATTATGGCTCGTAATGGAATATTTAGGGGTACAGAAGGACGGATGCGTTTCGAATCGTGTCTCGGGACTACACTCATGCCAAATGCTAACTTACCGGCAGGAACGAACGCTACAGTGGGGGTTAAATACGATCCGGTAAATGAAAACTCAAACGGAACTTTAAATCCACGGGTCTTTTTCTTCAATCTTAACTCAAACGGTTATTCTGGTATTTATATTTATTATACGCTCACGGGAACCTTTCAAACACTCGTTCAAGATAACACGAATACGGTTGGAGCGGTAACGGGTATCACAAATGCCAACCGAATTACCAGCATAGATTTACTTTACGGTGACGGTGTACAAGGGACACTTCTTTTCTATGTGGATTCGACTTTGAATTGCAGAAAGCTAAACATAAATCGTATTCTGGCAGGCGGGTATCCGACGATCAAAAGCACTTACTTAAACGTCATTAAAGCGCCTCCGATACCGCCTATTCAATGTTGTTACGAGAACGATACAACCGTGGCGGCAAATAATCTGGTTAACTCGCTTTTTAACTTTACTTGTACGCACATCTATGATGATTTCGAGCAATCCGTGTTAGCCAGTGCAAGCAAGCAGCCGTTACCAACCGATCCGTTAAACCCACCAAATACAGCCACAAGTTCTGTAGCTAGTCCTTTCAGAAATTCACGTATCGTTCTATACATTCCTACAGGAGATATTAACGTAACCAAACTTAGGATATATGCGAAGCAAACCCAGTATGGATCAACGACGGATTGGTTCATTGTGGACACCTTAGACAAAACGCTTTTGAATATTCCTAGCAATACGGTCTGGCAATATTACTTTCATAACAATGGAAATTACACGTTTGCCGATCCGACATTCACGGTCTTAGACTACGACCAAGTACCTATAGGCGCTAATTGTCAATCGTTGCTTGACGGTAATGTGATTTCTTATTCAGGAATAACAGAAGGGTACAATTGGCTCAACCCGACTTTTAGCGTAGCGACCTCCAACGTAAACTTTCCGCAATATTCGGTCAACGGACTTTTATTTTTTGCAGCCACCAACGGCCTTTTTACATCGGGCCAACCACAGATAACCGTGTATTTGCGTGGAGTGGGGTCTAATGATGGTTACAACAATCCTATCTTGCTCGAAAAAGCGCCGAAGACATTAACGGTAAGGGCTAAATCAGGATCAACGGATATTAGCTTTACCTTCAACAATACAACGGGAGTTATCAATAGTATCTTAGTTGGGTTATTGGCGGCGGCGAATGCGGCAGGTTGGGTAACAGTAGGAGCCATAACAACCAACTCGTTCACGGTCTACTATCCAACCGGGAATGTGGTATTGCAATCCTCTTACACGAATCAATTAGTTATTGATAACTCACCGTATCCAAGTCCGATATGTTGTCATTTCCCGCAATCAGCTTATTCGTACGGCGTTCTTTACCGGGATGCTGGCGGCCGCACAAATGGAACAATTAGCAATGTAACCGGAAACGTACTAACCCAAGCGGTATCGAATGGTCAGATACCCCAAGTGTCAATTAACTTGGCCGCGTTTCAACCGCCGCCGTGGGCCGTCTATTGGGAACTCGTTCGCACCGATACGCTGACTTACAACAAGTACTTAAACTGGGTAACCAATGCGGCCTGTCAAGGAACAGGGGCAGGTGTGAGTACACAATACGCCTATTTTGGGATCAACAATATTGCCACCTATAACCAATCCATTAACGCGACGGAAGGGCCAGTTTCGTATTCCTTCACGCAGGGGGATCGGATTCGGATTTTAGGCAGATACGACCACAACATGAATTTTTACCCGCTCAACCTTGACTATGCGATTTTAGGTGAAGCGGTTGACCCCATTGCTAACGGTATCTTTCAAAAAGGAACGTTCATTCAGATTTACTATCCAACCTATGATGTCGGAGCTAACCCAAATTTTGGATTCCCAATTTCCAGCATTGACGACGACTATCAAAATTACCTTGTTCTCATCTACTCTTATAAACCTTATTCAACCACGAATCAGAACGTCTATTTTCAGATTGGGCAACAGTACGGTGTTGGCAATCCGGGGACGGGAACGGCCTATCACATTGGCAACGTGGCAGACAACCAAGTGATTTTGACAGATGGAGATGTATTCAACCGGCAACGGCCAGTACCATTAATCAATAGCTATTTTATCAATACTGGTAGTTTCGATCAAACAAGCCCTTACGGAACCGATTGGGTGAATCCCGGGGGTGGAGCGGTCCCGATTATAGATAACGGCATTTGGAAGATTGTGGGCGGCGCTCAAATGGTAGCCGGTCTTTTGCCTACCCAATATCCGACTTATGCGAACAATGATTTTACGATCTTCAATGAATCCACAACTTTAACGCTTGCCGTTCGGTTAAGGGGAACGCAAACGATCATCGACAAAACCGATCCCAATGGGCAGTTTTCAAAGTATGTGAAAGTCGTTTTGCCGGGCAATGTGGTGACCACTACACAAATCGTACCTACGCAGTCAGGGATCAATCCGCAATCCAGCTCGAACAGCAGCGCAGTAACCGTCACCTTTGACGCGACTATTCAATTGCCGCCACAAGGAAAACTATGGCTGATCAACTATTGCGTCAATGAAATGCTGATTGGCGGGTACTTGTTACAACTCGATGTACTAAGAACGATTACGATAAATTGTTTCGACAAATCTTTCAGCGATATTTACGACCTTCAAACCAATTCGGATAATAAACCGAATGTGGTCGACGTCGAAGCCGCGCAAACCTATTACAGTACCTTATTCCGTTTTAGTCAACCAGATATTTTAGGAACCGATATCAACAACTCCAATCGGTTCTATCCTGATAACTTCGACGAATGGGATAAATCCTTTGGAGATGCTATGCGAATGCGGGTCAGACAACGGGAACTTCGCGTATTTCAGAAAAGAAGGTGCGGGCGTGTGGGGGTATATCAAAAGTTTATCACCAACCAAAGTGCAGCCGTTTCGCTTATCGTGTCCGATACGATCATCACCCAAAACAACATCCAATATTTTGAAGGAGAATACGGGATAGGTGACGCTGTAGATAGTCTTTCAAGTTCTGGCTATCAGGATTATTTCGCGGACCCAATAAAAGGCGTATGGTGCCGACTTTCACTAAACGGCGTGGACAATATAAGTGAAGATGAGAAGGTGCAGACATTTGCTGGAAGTCTCACTACTTATTTAAACAATTATGTTTATCCGTTCGGAGGGGTATCTTCAATATTGTCAGCTTTCAATGTGTTGCCGGATAGGGATGCGGAGGTGTTGTTCTTCATGCAGCCCGGAACAAGTGGAGCAAATACATTACCGGGTCAAACCATTGCTTTCAACGAACGTCAAAAGGTAGCCTACGGATTCTTTGACTACGCTCCTGACGCGGCTGTTTGCGCAGAAAACCAGTTGATTCTATTCTATAATGGGCAACTTTACGTCCAAAACAATAGTACAAATCCGGCCATGTTTTTTGGGACGCAACAGACGCCTAGCATAACTTTGGTATTTAAAGACCCTAATATCGAAAAAAAGACCTTTTTGGCAGTTACGGAAGTTGCCAACCAACCGTGGGTTTGTCCGACAATCCAGACTGATACCTATTCGTATCCGGGTACGCTACAATTGAGTAATCTTGTGGCGGAAGATTTTGAGCTTTTGGGAACGGATTACAACGCCGCTCTGCTAATGGATTCCAACTCAATTGGAGGGATTATCAACGGAGACGTACTTCAAGGGAGCCAATTAGTTATACAATTTTCGTCTAGCAATCCTTCTGTTTTTTCGTATCTTGCTACTATTGGGGTAAGATATATTGACAGTCCTCTAACAGCTAAATAAATGAATATAAACGTTTACAATTCAGATGAAAAATGGCTTCCAATTAAGGGGTTTGGAGGAAACTATGAAGTTAGTAATCTAGGAAGGATAAGGTCGTATTGCTGGAATAGGGAGGTTATTAGAAAGGTACACATTGGCACTACCGGATACTTTGAAATTACCTTACATGACAAGATGAAGCAAAAACGATGCAAAGTTCACCGATTGGTGGCATTGGCTTTTATTCCGAAGGTCAAAGGGAAAACAATGGTTAATCATAAAAACGGTTTAAAAACAGATAATCGTGTGGAAAATCTAGAGTGGTGCACGATGAGCGAAAATAGCATGCATGCATACGCCACCTGCTTAAGCAAGCCAGCATGGACCGGAAAATTTGGTCAAAAAAATAAAACAGCAAAATTAGTGGGACAATTTACAAAAGACGGAAAAAAAATAATGGAATTTTACGGGGCGAGAGAGGCACAAAGAAAAACCGGAGTCGCATTTAGAAACATTTCTCAGGTATGCGTTGGGGAAAGGCCGTCTGCCGGGGGATATATTTGGAAATTTATATAAAATGGAACACAAAAATAAGATAGACAATTGGGCGCATTATTGGGGAATAGCAGCCTCCCGAAAAGACATGAAGGAGTTTAAGAATCTATTACAGATCAACGCTAACTCGCCGCAGATAGATTTAGGAAAGCAGCAAATTCCTACAAAGGACGGCATCAAAACTTTTAATGAATTGGTAAAAGAATTGGCTCCGAAAGAAAACGAACATGGAGAACTCAATTGACGATAAGATAGATGAACTTGAATTAGCTATGCAGGATTATGAACCTGTGGACTGTCCGTTGACCCATACGTTCACCCCAAAGGTCTACACTCGAACCATATTCATGAAAGCGGGTAGCCTTATAACCAGCAGGGTCCACAGAACTAGGCACCAATTCGTTATTATGGCCGGAGTAGTAATGGTTAAGGTGAAGGATGGCGAATGGAAACAATTGGCTGCCCCCTATAATGGAATCACTGAACCAGGAACAAGGCGCATCCTCTATATACTCGAAGACTGCGTTTGGATGACGATACATTACACGGAAATACAGCCGGAAGACGAAAGAGAAGAATCGGTATTAGAAGCAGTACGGCAGATCGAAGATTTGATTATAGAACCGTATGTCAATAAATTATTGGGCGGCATTGTTAAAAATAACATTATTTCACCATTAATTGAAACAGAATGAGTTTCGTTGGCGTTGGGGTAACTGCCGGAATTGGGATTACGCAAGCTGTCATCGGCGGAATTAAGGCCGGGAAGGCTCACCGTGAGATGGAGAACCTGAAGACCCCCACATATTCAGGCAGTCAGCCTCTTTCTCAATACTATCAGGAGGCATTGAATAGGTATAACCAAAGCCCGTACCAATCTAATTTTTACGAACAAGCGCAGAAAGCGGCCGGGCGAAATCAAGCAACGGCAATTGGCGCAACGATGGATCGGCATTCCGCTGGAAACATAGGAGCTATTGTACAAGGGAGTGATGACCAAATGCAGAAAGCAGGTGTACAGGCGGAAAGTTTGCAACGTCAGGCATTTGGTCAGTTAGGGGGAGCGGCTAATATGGAAACAGGAGATTTACGTCAACAATTCCAGTACAATCAGGAAGCCCCATATGAAAAGGCATTTGGCATAGCACAAGGGAAAGCAATAGCAGGTAGTCAGATGGAGAATGCTGGATTCCAGAATATTTCAGGAGGATTAGGAAGTTATTCTCAAATTGGTCAACTGAAACAGCTATATGGAGGCGGAGGTACCGGTTCGACAAGAACAGCAGGTGCCGCGCCGACAACAGGGACAACGAACGCTTTTGGAAGCGGATCAATGTATAATTCTCAACCAGGATTAGACGCATCAGGTAATGTAGTATTTCAATGAGAGGATCATCAACAGCAGTAAACCCAGCCGCTTATTCAGGCGGAACTTTCGCGATAAGACCGCCGAATTACACCGCGTATTACATGCGGGCGATGATGCACCAACAAGCCAAGCAACAAGCCCTATCCCAATACTATGACAAACTCCAAAACTCTATAAATCCGGCAGGTGTTCGAGATATTGATTTGGACGGATGGAATCAGAAGGCAGACGCTTGGCAGAAATTTGGTATTGAAAATAGGGACGCGCTCGTTAATCCAAGGTTGGACGGCGGTAGGGCAATGGCAAGATTTCAGTCTATGCACCGTGATTTACTAGGTGATGCTCAAAAATCAAAGCAGGCAGCTCAGAAAGAAATGTCTTTGCAAAAAATATATTCTAATCCTAACGAAGCTGCAAGAGCTACAGATAGCGATATGCGGTTAGCGCATTCTATCAGTTCGTCTATCTATGACCCGCAGCATTACCAAGATGACGGAGTTACGCCGCACAACCTCACAGAATTTTCGTTCAACGCGCCACCATACGATTATAAAATGCAAAAAGCGGTTGCGTCACAAGTTACCGCAGGACTGAAACCAAGCAAAACTTTTGGCAAAGCTACACAGCGGGACTACGCAGCAGGTACGGAGATTGTTCCATTTACCTCAAAACATTCAACGGATAACCTGAAGGAAATGGCTAACAGGATGGGTGACCTATACGATAAAAACCCGTCTATGCAGCGGTCTTACGAAAGCGAAAAATTAGACTCGGATAAACTGACTTCCTTAAGTCAAGCCTATAAGTCAGTATTCCCTAACGATGATATAGTAGGGCCAGATGGTACACCAAGTCCTAAAAAAATAGCACAAGCCGAAGCTATTCGGGATAATTCAGCGGTAAATTCCAGTTCAGAATTGCATAGTGTACCACGCATTCCAGTTGGCAAAGGGCTCACTCAAGCCCAGCAAAATCAACAGCTAATGCTCAACCTAACGAATCAAATGGGGTCAGCCATGAAAGCGGGTAATTTGGATGAGGTAAACCGATTAGCAGGCACTTGGTATTCTGGAAATGGGAAAAGCCAATTCCAGGGTATAGAAAAAGGCCCCATAGCAGACCCATGGAATGCAGGAGTTCCAAACGCTACTCCAAAACAAGGGTATTTAATTAGGCACGTAGACAAACAATGGGTGCCCGACGATCCTAAAAATCCAGCCGTTGGTGCTTACAAGGACGTACTGAATACGACGGAAATTGACCCGAACGACCCTAATTTAATCAGCAAGTTGGCCAATCAGCATCAAGCATACATGGGTAGTACTCCGGCACTCGAACAAGGGGTGGCTCACCAGATATTGAACGCGCCACAGGCAGGAACACCGGCACCAGCACCGAAACCGGCAGCGGTTGATCCTGACGCTTTATTAAAAAAATATGCACCGACACCGCAATAAATGGCCGGAACTACAGACATATTAGAGCCAGACGTAGACGAGCAGGAACCGCAACCAGCTCCCCCACCAATTGGTGGGCCGGGCCAGCAACCGCCTGTCAAAACACCAACACCTAACTATGGACTGAAAGACGAAGACAAGCAGAAGATTGCCCAGATCATAACGAAAATGCAGCAGGCTGGGGAACCGGACACCAATATCAAATCAGTCGTTAAACGGTTCATCGAAATCAATACCGCTCCGCCGCCTTCGCCAGTTGATAAAGGAATCAGGCAGACTACACAGAATCTTAATCAACCGTTGCAATTCAATGGAACTTTCCAACCGGATTTAGAAGGAGAAAAGAACGGACTTTACTTGAACGATCCCGATTATCAAGCACAGAAAAAAGACTTTGTTAGCCGAATTGCCACTGATCAGAATGGTGTTTTACTATACCCTGAACAAGATTCGAAAGGAAACTGGTCGAACTATTACACCAAGCAGCCGATACCGAATTTCGATCCGCATTCGATGCAAGGAAAGATTCTGCAAGTACCGCGCCCATACCAAGCGGCGACAGGGGGCAAACAGTTTATTACGCCTACCTACAATTGGGATACAAACTCATACGACTTCCCGGGTGTGCAGACGCCGGACGTTCCGACGCAAACTACACTACCAACGGCTACCGTTTACTGGAATAAAAATGCGCCAACCGGAGAAAGTCCAGAATTACAGGGGTTATCACCTTCAGTGAATAAGATAGTAGTTGAATCCAATAAACAGGGCGGTCAATTTGGGAGTATTCTAAAAGAGAATCCTTCTTTGGCTGGAGATATTGATAACACGCTGAATAAATACGGCCCTCAGTATGCCGAATCGTTGGACGCTGGCAGTCAAGGAATGACCAATGTACTTCAAAAAACAGTCGAAGACAAGTATAACCTCAGCCAGCCGTTGCCTAAAAATGTCGATCCTGATATTTTAAGCGGGCATTTGAGCGTATTAAACAACTTCGAGAAGAACAAGAATGAGTTTGAGGGACAGCAACAGGAATTACAGCATCAGGCAGACTTGTTAACAGACAGAGCTAAAAGAACAGGACAGCCCATAAGTCAAGAAGATGCCGACCGTCTAGCACAGAAAGCAGCGCAGAACCTGCAACGGTGGAACGCCTATACAAAAACGGTTAACTTCTCACAAAATTATCTAAACCAGCCGGAGGTTAAAAACTATCTCACAGAATTTCAGAAGCGGCAACAAGGCATAGGATTAATGGATGAGATTAGGCAACGTTCTTTCCCGGATGACACCAACGCCCAATTAAAACAGGACGAATACGACCGTAAGGCCGTCGAAGGGAATACAGGAGTACTCGACTATTTAAAGACGGCGGCTGGGTCAGCAGCTAAAGGGGTGACAAATATAGGAGAGGGAGCCATGCAATTATGGAGTTACACCCAACCTGGTATCGATCCTTCGCTCATGTCATCTGTTCAGAAGTTGAATAACAATGCGCAACAGTTTTTAAGCTCTAATCTACCTTCTATTTCGCCAGATGCGATGGAGCAAATCAGCAAAGGAAAAGGAGGGTTGTCTTTGTTGGCCAATGACGTTGCTTCAACCGTTGGTGGCTTTGCGCCGTATATCGTTCCTGGTTTAGCAGAAGAAGCGGGAGTTGCAAAGGCGGGAACATTTGCCACAGCACTGGCTGAAAGCCTCCCTACGGTTCGAAAGGAGGCCGAAAAAGCCGGGTTGACCGGATCGGCTTACAATACCTATCTAGCGGCAAAACCACTCATAGGAGCGGCCTTTATGACCCTCCTTCCAAATATAAAGTTTGCTAAAGGTTTTGAAAACGACGTGGCGGAAGCTGTTGTTAACGGAGAGGCCAATAACCCCAAAAGAATGCTCCTTAATTTGGCTGCTAAGGCCGTCAAAGAACCTGGGGATATCGCACACCTTCAGGCGATGCTAACGGGGACTAATTTAGGGAATGCCTTGGTTAATCAGGTGACGAACGGCTTGCAAGCTAAAGAGGATTTACAACGTGGAATCAGCCGTAAGAATGGATTATCAACTGATATATCAGGAGCTTTCGATCCAAGGCAAACGGCGGTAATGGCACTCGCTGGTAAAGCACTCGAAGCCGTTCCAACCTTAAAGAATGCCGTCGGAGATTATCAGGCCGGTAAAGACGTAGCCGAAACGTACGACCATATCCAAAACAACCTCGTCGAACTGGCGGCCCAAAATACGCCAGCCGTCAGTGCCCAAGTAGACGCGATGCTAAAGAAAGACCCCGGAAACATCTACGCTCAACACTTAAAGAATACGCTTGAAGATTTTACAGACGCACAACTTAGGATGCCGCAAGGATTGGAACCAGAACAAAAGGCGGCACTATTCAGTGTACAAAATCAGATTAGCCAGATTAACCGACAGATGGCCTATGCCGATCCGGTTTATAAACCGCATCTTCAAAAAAACATCGACGAACTAAATAAGCAAATTCCTGAATTACTCAAAGACCCCAAAAAAGCCAACGACTACTTAAAAGATAGTCATAACGATTTGATTGATACGATTAACTCACCAAAAACGGAAGCCAATGGCAAAGAAACCGAAAATGCCCCCGATGCCCAAGCCGAAGGGGAAATAGGGAAACCAACGGAAGGAGTGCAGGGGATTGCGGCCCCGTCGGGCGCTCCTTCTTTCCTAGAATCCCGCCATGCTGATACCAAAGATGATGAGAAAGGACTAGTCAGCGGCCCGAATGACAATCCAATTTCACCAGAAGGGAGAAAAGACGCTAACAATTTAGCTACCGAAGTAAAAGAGCATTCGGAGAAAACGGGCGTCCCTGTAACAAAAGTTATCACATCTGGGCTAGAGCGATCAAAAAATACCGGCCAAGCGGTAGCGGATAAGGTGGGAGCAAAAGTTGTTTCCGATCCCGAGTTGAATACATGGGATATTGGAGATTTCGATAAGGCTAAAGATGCCGAATTTAAGAGAGCACAGGAATATTTTGTTAAGAATCCGGATGCCACCGAATTCGAAGGCAAACGCATCAACGAATCTTTCAATCAATACAAGGATCGTATTATAAAAGCCCGTACTGCACTAGAAAACGAACCATCCAGCACCTTAGTCGTCAACCATAGCAACAATATGATGCTATGGGATGCTTATGAAAAAAATGGCCGTCAGTGGAACGAACAGACTGCCGAAGACTACCTACATTCCAAAACACCGGAACCAGCAACGTTAACAGATAAATCTAAACAAAATGCCATTCCAGAGCAAGCAACAGGAGAAATGGGCGTTCGCAACGGCCCAACCGTTCGCCAAGGAGTGGGCGGACAAAACGGACCAGAGCAGCCTCCCGGACAAGGTGAGCCAACCGAAGAAAAAGAAAATTCGGGTCAAAAAGGCCCCGGCGAACCCGGCAAGACAGACGACTGGCCCTTCATAGAGGAAGACAGCGATAATGAATTTACCAGCACCAAAACCGAAATTACCAAAAAGAAGATAGAGGAAGCTGGATTAGTGCAGCCAATGAAAGAAGCTGCCCGTGAATTTGGAGAGGTTTGGAAAAAGGCACAAGAGAAAATAGCGAAAGGGGAGAATATAGAGAAACTTATTAAGTCATTAGATAATAAGCCTCGGGCCGTCACTGATTTGGAAAACGCCATGATTCTATTCCATCAGAATGTGAAGGAATCGCAATTGGATGCCGCTAATAAGGATATAGCCGAAGCCATCGACAAGAAAAAACCAGAAGATTTGGCAGATGCCATTCAAAGGCGTGCCGCCCTATTAGATGACCTACAGAAAATCTACAATGTAGATAAGAAGATAGGCAGAGAAACAGCAAGGGGATTAAATGCCCGTAAAATGATGGCGGATCGTCGTTTCTCGTTAGTGAATATGCAAATGGAAAAACGTGCGGCGAAAGGAGGCGATCCATTGTCTGATGACGAAATGAAGGAACTCCAAAAGCAACACGACGATATTAAAGCGGCAAAAGAAGCCGTAGATGCCCGTGTCGCTGAACTTGAAAAAGAGAACGCTGCCTTACGTGCCAAACAAGCCATATCAGGCGGCAAAGGCGGTAGGGCGCGCAAAACGAAAGAACAGTTTAAGGAGGAAAGGAAAGATATTGTCCAAAAGATGCGCGCCGACTTATTGAAAGCAGCGAAAGGCGGCGAAGGGCTTACTTCATCCATTCCTGGTGCCGCGCAGTTAAAAGCAGTCGCGCCACACATTAGAGACTTGGTTAAGAGTTTTATTGAGGAAGGGGTAGACAAGTTGGAGGATATTACCAAAAACATCATGGATATTCTGAAACCGGATATTCCAGATTTGGAAGAAAGGCACGTTCACGATTTGATTGCAGGCGTGTACAATGAGCCGCCAGCCGCAAAAGAGCCGTCTACCTATCAAAATGTCAAGGAACAGGCCAAGGCGCAAAAATACCGTGCAACCCATCCTAAATTAATGAAAGCGCAGGCCGACTACGAACGCGCAAAGGATAGATTCGCTCAAAGCATAAAAGTTGATGAGCGAAAATCCCGCACTTCGCTTGAAAAGGGGTTAGATGTATTCCAGAAATACAACCGGATGGCTAAACTATCTAATCCGGTTACGCTCGGTAAATTAACTGCCGCAGCTTTGACCAGGGTGGCGACTACGCCAGTTGAAAGTGCCGTTGGTGCAGGTTGGTCATGGCTATTGCCAGCATTGGCCAAAAAAGCGCCCGGTGAAGCCGGGGCAAATGTAGCCGCACTAGCCAAAGGGTATAAGGCTGCTTTCATGCGCGGGCTAGATGACGCGGCAACGATTGCCAAAGGCGGTAAAACAGATATAGAGGCCATATACGGCAAGAAAGGCCAATTACCTCCTAAAGCCTTAGACTTCTTTGGTCAGTTACACAGCGCGATCAAGGCCCCCGTGAAGCGGTTTGCTTTTGAGCGGTCATTCCAAAAAAGACTAGCCAATAACATCAAAAACGGCGCAACCATTGATGGCATGACAGAAGCCCGTATTGCAATGGAAGCCTACAAGGATGCGGAACGTTCAATCTTCATGCAGGACAACCCAATCTCAAAAGGGTGGACAAATGCTATGGCGGCAATGGAACGGTCTGGGCCTAGAGGTGAATTAGTGGCTACGATTAGTCGGTGGTTACTTCCTTTCGTAAAAGTCCCAACGAATATCTTAGGAGAAACTATCTCGCATGTCGCCGGTCCGGAAATAGCTTTGACACAAATTATCTCAAAGAGTTTGGGTAAAGGGCTTAAAAACTTGTCACAGGATGAGGCGGAAAGTATCATGCGGAACCTGAAAAAAGGAACGATTGGCCATGTAGCTTTGATGGCCGGATATCTCAATCCTAGCGTTTTTGGCGGCTATTACCAGAAAGGAGAGAAGCGAGATGAGAAAGACGTTAAAGTGGGAGACATGAAGATAGACGGCGTAAATATCCCCGCATGGGCTTTAGAAGCCCCTATATTCCAGACGATGCAACTTGGCGCAACCGTTCGCCGGATCAAAGACACCATGGTTAAAGGGCAAGCCAAAGGCATTGGGGAGGGTATTTGGGGCGGCGCACTCGGGTTGATGTCCCACGAGCCGCTGATCGATGAGCCATCTCGCCTTACCGGGATGATGGCCAGTCCGACGGAACGGCAGTATTTCTTGGGTGAACTGGCAAAAAGTACCCTTGTCCCTGCTGTCTCCGAATACGCCGCTAAAGTAACCGATCCGGCCGATACGAGATCAACGGGTGAAAAAATGCTCGAACCGGAGAACAAACGGGCACCGACAACCATAGGCGAACACGTTGAAAGCGCCATTCCTGGACTTCGGGAGAACACGCCGATTAAGCAACCCAAACCAACCGGTCACCGGCAAAGGCAACACAGATAATCAACTATTTACAGTATTATTTGGATAATTAGATGAGAGTAAGTAATTTGGCACCTATATACTATAAGGGACTAAGACCTTTTATACTAAAACGTTAATTAAATGCAAAAAAACTATTTAGAAGATGTAAGCGAAGCTGCTCGAAAGGTGGCCCCAGATATTGAAAAGTTATTGCAAGGTTTATCCGTTAGCGATGCAAAGAGGCTTTTGTTTCGCTTGACAAAGAAGATTGAAGCGGATACTAACGTAGCTGCGCCTATTCCTTGTTAGTGATTGCAAATTCGACGTCCTTAATTGACGAATCGATCACGTCTAGCTTTTCTACAATGCTTCGCAACTTAGAACTTTCTGAATCCGGAATTGAGCTTTTAATGTCATCTAAGCTACTGTCAATCGAACGCAGGACTTTCATTAAGTCCGAAAACTGTTGATCTGTCATAAAAAACTTGTTTAGACCGCTAGTTATGCGGCAATTATTGTAAATAATGCCTTCCTTTCTAGGAGGGCATTCAAATTTAGCTATTTTCAACATAATACATATAGGTTTTATCCGGGTATTCCAGCCAAAAAGAGGCTAAATGCGGCGCTTTCTCCGATTCGTAGATCTCATGGGTGACGATACATTTTATACCCTTAGAATCAACCCCATTGAATTTAAATGTGGCGATACTATCTTTCTCGAAGACAGAAAACGGTTTGGAATCCAAATGGAAGATTTGAACGATTGGGGAATGGATATACAATATCGAACTATCGGAGTTCAGTTCTATGGGCATATCCTTTAAATCATGCATTTCTGGCGGCTCCATCCGGTGTGAATATCTCGCTACACGGCGGCATAATGTAACTATCACACCGTTTGCATTATTTGTGGACACAATTCAAAAAAACGGGTCAAGATTCTATATAAAACCCCCTGACCAAATACTGATCTGGCTTCAATAATCACTTGGCGAATATGAGAATGACTACCACTACCCACCCCACAAGAGCGGCTATTTCAAGAATCCTAATATAATTTCTGTCTTGTTGTGTCAGACCGCTAAATCTACCCTACGGGTTTATCCTACTTGCCATCCCTTCTTGTCCCTCACCATATATAGATGCCATAGAGAAAGATTTGGTCTAAAATACCGCTTTTTTCGTATTTTAGCGAAACTTTCTCTAAAATGCCTGACCTCCCATCTATTTCCCCACCTCCAACCATTGAGGATGATGGCACGCCAACAGGGGGGGGCAATACACCACCGACGAAGACGACCACCGCCCCAGCTTTACCAACCCTCATCCCTAAGCCAAACTATGCCGATCCAGTATCTAGGCTACAATATGCTAAAAGTTTTTATAAACAGTATCCAGGAATAGGACATGGTAACGGGGACACACCACTTCGCATTAACGAAGTACCAAATACCGATTTTGACAAACAGACGCCAAAACAAATGTCTACAGAGATAGGGTCAAAATTAGGCATCGACCCGGCACTTCTTTATTCATCCGCGATGAACGAGGGCATGAGTGGACTTTGGAATGACAAAGAAGGTAATATAGTCGGTACCAGTGATAAGAAATTTCCGGTGAGCGGGTACAATAGTTTTGGATTGGATAACTTTTCAGACGCGTATCCCGCACTCGTCAAGAAAGGATATTTGCCACCAGACTTTCAAAATAATTTCGTAAAGCACGTCATCCCGCCACAGGAAGGAGACAATAAAACAACCGTCAATTCAGCTGATTTCGTAGATGCAAAATCAGCACTCACCGCTAAAGCAGCTATGATGAAAATGGAATATGACGACATAGATTCCTACACTAAGCAACGGAAGATAACCCTATCGCCAAAGGCAAGAGACTTTTTCGCGTTGGCGGATTACAACGGCGGTGAAGGAACGGGGCATCAAATGATAAACGATTACAACAAAAACGGGCTATTAGAGGGGGATAAATTTTTAGAATCAAGACCAACTTCCGGCACCGGGTTGAAAGCGGGTAGTTACAAGAAAGTATACCAAAACGTTAGCCAGCGTTTGGCGATGAGGGACGCATTAAAGGAACAGCAACTATTTTGAGATAATATAACAATTTTTTAGTAATTTCACAAAACAATCGAAATGCCTCTAGTGCCTTCGTTTTCGGTGACCCCTTTAGGAAATGGATCATCTTTCGTAATAACTGACACATCTACAGGGTCAGACGGGGCTATTACCGACAGACAAATTTTGATTTATACAGCTTCGAATGCTTTACTGGTTCCGGCCATAGATTTCCAGCTTTCTGCCGGAAATTCCATAACAATATCGCCGTTAACTACAGATATCGCCGTAGCTATTGTATTGAATTGGAATAATAGTTCTGGCGCTGCTATTTATACGTACAACCTTATTTTCGCTTTTGTTCAATTCGGGCTTCTTTTCCTGCAATCCCTTACGCAAACTCAAATCTCTAATCCAAATATAGTCAACGATCAAAACTGGATCAGTCAAAAACTAGGGATTTTCTTGGAGATTCAAAGCGCATTGAATGCAATAAACGTAGGTCAAAGTGTGGCCGCAGCCCAATCCTGTATTTTGAGATATAACCAGACTATTGCGAACCAAAACACTATATTCTAATGGCATCGCAATTCACTATCAGCCAGATAATCGAATACCAGGAGGTCAGTCAATATCTCGCAGCAAATGACAAGTCTTCATTAATGCAATTGCAAAGCGGATCATACATTGGCATACTGCCACAACTTTTGTATATGGAGGGGGTTCTTTTACAGAACCTAAATAGTCTCAATCCTGGCAGCCCAACACTAAGGGGGGCGGCCGAATATGTCTTATCGCTTTGCGGTAAATACTTATCACAAGCTATCCAGACGATCAACAATCTAGCAGGCTCAAAGCCAGTTATTACAGGGCCCAGCAATGAAGCTACCACGGTTGGTGGATCGGCCACTTTCACTGTCAGCGTTACGTCTTCAACTCCAGTTGTAATTCAATGGCTTTTGAATGGTGTACCGACAGGAACATTTGGAAGTACACTTATTGTTTCAAATGCTCAATTATCTCAAAACGGAAATCTTTATTCAGTGCAAGCAACTAATCTCGCTGGTGTAGTTACCAGCAATCAAGCAACTTTGACAGTAACAGCCGGACTGACCGGCCAATTTTATCAAGGCAGCACAGATTATTCGGCAGCATTGGAAGGCGGTACGGACAACGTGTCCTACTTGGGAACCTTCCCTATAACGACAGGCCAACCGTTTACGGTTACATTCCCCGATCTTGTATCAACCGAATACCTAGTAGTAAAATATCCGGCGACTGAGCCAACGAAAACAAGTTATCTGAACCCGCCGCCAAGTGGACCAGACACGGGGCCGGTACCAAATTTGGCATTGAATACGACAACTATTGGAGCTTATAAATATATATTCAGTAGGACAGGAGTACCATTTGGTGTTAACGCAGTAAACGGTAAAATTCAATTCAGCTAGAAAAAACAAACGATATGAACAAAGGTCAGCGGGTGGCCCTACCAAATAGATATTGGTCAGCCATCCTGTTAATCCTAATATTATTCTCTTTAAGGGGGTACGGTCAGACGTATAACCCGTCTATTCATGTCGTTGTTAACGATGCGATTTCCCCGGCACAGGCAACGCCAACCGATAGTCGTAGTATGTTCTATGACGCCACCAATTTCGTTTATAGGCCGTACCAATCAACCAGCGAGGTTTTAAGCTACCTGAATCTTTCAAAGTATAGAACCGGAAATTTTCTTATTGTCATTGACAGCGGCGGAACGTTGCAGAGCAACGGGACGTTTCTGAATGGTACGAATACCATTTGGATGTTCCGGGATAGTACAACCAATTCTGCGTTAATAAAATTGAATATATTTAATACTGGTGCATGTTCGGGTTGTTTGTTGGCTTCGAATAACTTGTCTGATTTGGCAAATGCCGGTACCGCCCGATCCAACCTAGGATTAGGATCAATGGCTACGCAAACCACTACTGCTATAGGGTCTGATGTGGTAGGTACATGGCCGGGAGCGTTGACAGTAGCTAAATTCAACGGACAATTACCATCTTATTACCTTAACTATGCCAATCTTACCAACCCCCCTCCCGGATTAAGTCTTACCACCACCGGAACTTCCGGGGCGGCTACTTACAATTCAACAACAGGCGTTTTAAACATTCCAAACTATACCGGAGGCGGCGGAAGTTGCTTAAACTGTAATGCGGATACAATCGGAAACATACCATTAAACTTTGTTAGCTTCTGTAACAACTGCGTATTAACGTTAGATAGTACGGCTGGGTATGCGTATTGGGCACCGTCTACTGGCGGGACAGCTTCTTTGCCTCCAAATGGAGGAAGTGGTTTTAGAATTTATTCTCCCCAAATTCCAGCCATTCGCTCACTAGTTTGCGCATCTGGATGTACGATTGATTCAACGAGCAATACAGGATCGTTAACGTTTACTGTTACCACCAGCGGGGTCGGGACGGTTACCAATTTTTCGGCGGTCAATATCACCGGGTTTGCAACTCAGGGCGTAACGAATGCAACTACCACCCCACAGCTTACTTACACTCTTATTAACGCACCTGCCTACAATGTTTGGGGAAACAATACATCCTCTCCGGGGGCACCTGCCTATTTTGCCCCCAACTTGACGATATTAAACCAATGGGCCAGCGGGTCAATAGCTCTTTTGGGAGCTACGCAAACCTTTACAGGGTCAAACACATTTAATGGGGGGATATTCTTAGGATCATCAGTTGGGTTCTCGGCGGATAACACGTATAATATAGGGTCTACCTTAGATGGAGCAGCCAATATATATTCCAGAAATTTACTGTCAACGTCTAATTTACTATTGGGCGCAGGGGCCTCAAGTTCCATAGCTTTTGATATCAATGGCGTCACTAACGCGCAATTACTCAGTACCGGCCAATTGAATCTTACGAAGTATACTACACCTACTTCATTTACGGGTACGGCTACCTCAGTCTTAGAAGTTGACGCTTCCGGAAACATCATACAAGGGCCTATAACGTATAACCTGTATGCGGTGGAAGGTACATCTCCGATAGGAACACATGGAGATTCGGTACAATTGGGAGGATCGTTGGGGACATTGTTTCAGCCGGATACTATTTTCACGGCAGGTCAACCTTTTTATATTACCGGACTACCCAGCAAAGCAACGGCCCTTACTACTGACAGCGTTTTGATTGAAACAATAGCAGGACAGTTGTATAAATTGCCTGTTCCTTCTGGCGGGGGCGGTGGATTGACCTCCTTCACTTCTCCGAACAGCACTATAACCATAGGTGGAACCCTGACAGCGCCAACCGTAGATATCAACTTGGCACATGCGAATACATGGAGTGCCCTTCAAACACTTACCGGTGGGTTGGCCATGACCAGCAACATCACCTTCACCGCTACCAACACTTATAGCATAGGAACCCTATCAGATGAAGCATCACAAGTCTATACCCAAAATATATCAGCCAATGGAGGATTAGCACTAAGCGCAGGGTCTACCAATAATATTACATTAGCGTTTAATGGAACACCAGAAGCAGTTTTAAGTCATACTGGTCAGCTTCAATTGAATAGTTATGGGGTCGGAACGTTTACGGGAACGACGGCCTATTATCTGGCAGTAACATCAGCAGGTCAACTTATCGAAAGTAGCGGAAGCGGCGGCGGTTCGCCTGGTGGTAGTAATACAGACGTTCAGTTTAACAACTCAGGAGCTTTTGGCGGGGCTGCTGGAATGACTTGGAACGGCTCTGTCTTCACAGCCACGGCCATTACTTCAACGGGAGATGCAACGATTAACGGAGTGGATGCCGGTTTGGGTAAAGGCGCTCTTGCCCACAATACCGTATTCGGTGTAGGAGTATTTAACGCTACCCCCACCGGAGATTATAATACGTTCTTTGGGTATGACGCCGGATATGGTAACACTTCTGGAACTGGAAATATTGGAATAGGACCGCTCGTATTAAGCAGCAATGCAACTGGAACATACAATGTTGGTATAGGGTATCAGGCTGCCAGGAATGTAACCGGAAGTTTCATTGTGGCCATAGGAGATCAGGCATTGAGTGCATATGTCAGCGGCAACGACGCAACCGCTGTAGGCGCATTGTCACAAGTTAACGCTACCGGATATGGAAATACTTCACTCGGTAAATGGTCGTTGTCTCTTTTGACAACTGGAACATGGAATACAGGAGTAGGACTTGGGGCTGGATCGGGGGATAGCACTGGTGTTGACAACTGGTGGGGAGCATATTTGGCAGGCGATCTCGCCTCAACTGGATCATGGAATACCGTCACCGGTGCGTATGCTGTCCAACAACAGGCACATCCATTCTATAATACTGATTACGGTTTTGAAGCAGGTGGGCAAAATTCATCAATCAGCGACACTGCCGCGATATTGATAGGTTGGCAACCATTCGGGGCCAGCGGACAAACGATGAACCGAAAGGCTACGATAGCTATTGGTAATAATATCGGGTATGCCCAGAACGCTCATTGGTATGAAGATATTTTACTTTCAGATAGCCTTAATGCCCCATCATCAGATACATTTGTTTATAATGTAATAGCCATAGGTCATAATATCACCCTCCCCTCCGCTGCTTCGAATCTAGCTATTTTCGGGACACAGACACAGCAAATTTTACTTGGGAATGGCGGTGTGACGACTACGGTCATGAATGCCTTTCCGAATATAGCCGGAGGAATTGTTTATAATACGACCACCGGTGGTTACTACTTTAATAATGGGTCAGGCTGGATAGCTTTTTCTTCTGGCGGAGGTGGGGGAGTAACAACAGTAGGGGCATACAACGGCGGAACGGCAAATTCAAATGGCCTTTATATCAGCGGGACCAACATATATGCCCAACCAGCATCTACGACCAACCCTGGGATGGTCAATGCCTCCGGTGCGCAGACGCTTGGTATTACTATGACCCTGAACACCGATGCGACCATCCACGGCGTAAAAATTGGTACTGGGGTTGGGAGTGGCTCCGGAAATACTGCCACAGGAAACGGAGCGATGAGCACTGCAAGCACCGGAACTGGCAATACCGCAGATGGATTTGATGTTCTTTATAATTACAACGGGAGCGGCATTGGAGCCAATACAGGAGTAGGATATGAGGCGGCGATAAATGTTACTTCTGGTCAATACAACACCTTCCTAGGGTATCAGGCTGGGGACATAGTTTATACCGGCATCGGCAACACGGTGGTAGGAGCATCAGCCCAGTTCGGCAATAATACCAATCAAGCCGTCAGTTATGTAACAGCAGTCGGTTACAACGCTCTTAATGCCAATTATGCAAATTATAATACCGCATTCGGATATGATGTTTTGGAACTGAACACAACTGGCACTTATAACGTAGGGTTCGCTCCAGGCGCTTTGGCCAACAACACAACCGGAAGCTACAATTATGGTGGTGGCGTCAATGCGGGCAATTCTCTTGTTTCCGGTAGTTATGAATTTTTAATGGGTCCGTGGGTGAATTCGGCCACAACGACCGAAAGCGACACGGGCAGAATCCTGAATGGGATACTGATGACAGGATTGTTTTCTCCAACTGCTTTATACAGCACACCGGTGACTGGTTTTGAAGTAGGCATTGCGATGTATCCTACATCAACGCTGACGGTCGGCATTTCGCCGTACATGGGTACTTTAGGAACTCAATTGGTCGCCGCCGCCAAGACATCAAACGATGCGGTTACTTCAGGAAGTGGAACCGTCCCCGACATGGCGGCGGATGTGTTTAATGCCCCAACATTCAGTGCCACTAATACAGGCATCACCTATACAAATGGGTCTACTGTCTACATTTCAGGGGCACCATCGAACGGCACTAATGTAACCATCACAAACCCATTTGCACTTAAAGTAGCGTCAGGAGCCAGCGATTTTGCAGGTCAGGTATTTGTGGCTAATCCGTCTTCCGGGAGTATGACGTGGAATCCCAATAGCGGTACGGGGTTATCTCAAGGAGCGTTTAGCATTAAAAATATAACCTACAATGATGCCACTACTGCCGCCAGCGGGACAGTGACAAACGCTTTTGCGAATAGTGTAGCTACTCCTACTTTTTCAGCTACCAATACCGGCGTTGTGTACACTAACGCCTTCACTTTCTATATAAATGGTGCCCCGAGTGTAGGCACCAATATAATTACAACAAACGGGTATGCTCTAGGCGTAAATGGCCCGGCTATTTTCCAAACTCAATTATCTACCAAAAGCGAAGCCATTTATAACTGGCAAACAGTAACAACTGGCACCACATCTACAGTTGGTAACAATCAAACAAACTGGCTCCTTAATTTAAGCACTCTAGCTACCACGTTTACGGTTACCCTCCCTTCCGCACCTGTTGATGGGCAGTTAGTAAAATTATTCTTTGGCGGGACAATCTCAGGCGGGTCTACCGTAGTAACAGCCCTAACCGTTTCAGCCAACAGTGGTCAAACAATTACTCAGTCAGCAGTCCCCACAACAGCTTTAAGCGGTAATTGCTATATCTATCAATACAATCTGGCATTAGCAAGCTGGTATCGTCAACAGTGAAGAAACTTTTAGTCATATTATTTTTTATCCTCCCCTTCCTTGTACATGGGCAGCAGCTAAACAGGGATCAGTGGGGTAATCAATTATATATTGTTCCTGTATGGGAAGGGTGGTGTGAATACTTGAATACCTACATCCGGTCGTCAGATTCGACCTGGTGGGCGGGTGGTAATGATATTGCTCTGCGTGGTTTGGGGTCGGCTACCGCTCCACAAGCGGTTCCTACAGCCGTGCCGGTTGCCGGTATAAAATTCATTCAGATTAGCAACGGATTGCATGACAATTTTGCGATTTCTTCTATAGCGGACACCTCTTTTGGGTATGAGATAGGGGCCAACAATTACGGACAGCGAGGAGACGGGACAACCAACACACAAACCACGGCCTATAAGCTCCGTTACGATAGTTCCGGCAATCTGTTTGATAGTCTGAAGATCATTGCCGGAGGTTGGCAGGCGGCAAATAACGCCCCCTTTTATGCCGCCGTCAAAAACAACGGAAGCGTTTGGATGTGGGGTTATTTGGCCAGTGGTGGGGCTGGTAATCAATCGGCAGGGGGCACCTTAAAAAAGCCTATATCCGTTACTTTGGCCGGGGGTAAAATAGCAGAGTTTATTCAATGTAACGACGACTGCGCGGTTCTATGTTCCGACAGCACAGTACAGACATGGGGGAATGACAATAGCTATGCCTCAAATCTTGGTAGAACTTATTCAGGAACCGGAAACCGATCCCCCACTGATATAGGTCTATCTCACATCGTTTCCATTGCCGTAGGATACGGGTTTAATTATGCGATTGATGTTAGTGGTCATGTACACTTCTGGGGGCAATTCGAGGCTTATGGTGGGTATGGCGCAACAAGTGGAACGGCAACCACTCCTATCGATATTACAACGGCCCTTGCATTGTCTGCAACCCCTAAGAAGATTGTCTGCAACCACAACGCAACGATGGGATTACTCTCGAATGGCGAAGTGGTTAGCTGGGGTGGTATCCCAACGGGCTCAACCGCTCAGGGAGTTGATTTTAACTGGCCAGCTTATACCACACCTGCCAGCGGAACCAACCCTTATAATGGAACAGTTCCGAGCCCTTGGAATTGGTACCTCGAATATTTCAATAACAGCAGTGCAGACTTTACCGATTACACCGTTCAAGTCAAACAGGTAGCTCCGGGTAAGAGCAATTTCGTTCAGATATTCGGCGGTCAATTATACGATTTTGATTTTGCTTGCGAAGATTCCACTGGGCAATTCTACCAAGCAGGCCGAAATAAAGGAGCGGTCATTGCCAACGGAACCTATGCGGCTGACACCCTAAGTTCTACGATTGAAGCCGATTTTCCAGTTAGCTGGGATCAAATATATTTAGTGCTAACCAATCCATTCAACGTCACAGTGGTTCAGGAAGTAACAAGTCCATATTGCGTCCTCAATCCTTCGACAGCGCCTTGTCCAAATTACACGATTCCAACGCGGACACACCCACATGCGTCAGTTACTTCATTCACAACAGCACCTGGCAGAGTTGTTCTTAATGGAAGCGCCTCTACTGCTTATTACTTCAACAATAGGCTATGGACGCAATTGACAGGCCCGGCAACAACGCAAATGGCCATTCAAACCTCACCAACCGATACGGTAATACTCATAACACCCGGTACATACACATATAAATATAAAATAACCGATGACGTTTGGCAATCTGATTCAGCCGTCTCAACCATAATCGTATCTGCCGTAGCACAAACAGGGTTTTATTTCGCAGATACGGCTACCGGGACAGGATGCACTTTAGCATGGCCGTGCCCACCTTCTCTATTTAATTCAGTATACGCCACAGAAAGTGGTGGTGATACCAATTACCTAAAGCGGGGTGATGTCTTCCCGATTGAAATGGTTGCCAATTCATCCGGATCATCTGGTAATCCCATTGTAACAAGACCCTACGGAACAGGACCGGAACCCATCATAGGAGGGATGACTACCCAAACAGGGTGGACCAATATCGGGAGTAACGTTTGGCAGGTAGCTTACACGAGCGGAGTAATTCCTAATTTACTCGCCGCAAATGACACGCTATGGAATGTAGCCAGAACACCCAATTTCTTATCCGGATATCACATCGCTACCTCAACAACGAGTAATACAATTACCGACGCGGCGAATGCGGGAACGGTCTCTACCGGGGATAGTATTGTATATCGACCAAATCCGTATACCTTCAATCATAGAAAAGTCAGCGGGGTAGCCGGGTCAGTCATCACCGTTAGTTCAAACTTCGGAACCATAGCAGGCGGGTTAGGGTGGTTCAAGTACAACACCTTACCAGATACGGCCTACGAATACAGAATGAACAGCGGAAATTTACAGGTGTATAGCGTCAACACGCCAACGAATATCACCACGCCAACCGTTGACACCTGTTTACTCAGTGAAGGAACCTATCAGGAATGGGATAGTCTGCATTTCTCAGGCGGCAACAACGCTGGTATTATCTTAGCCTTCCAAGCCAATTCAGGAAATGTTTTCAAATGGGATACGGTAGATTATTGTTTCGATGCTTTTCAAATGCGGACACAAGGCGGCTGGTCACTCATCAACTGCCACATCCTTCACTGTGTTGATGGAGGCGTACAGAAACAAGGAAACAGCAACTACAACAACACCTATCTAAGCGATACTCTAATTGATATAGGTATGCGTCCGGGAATGGGTGGGGAAAATGGAGATCAAAACTATTCAGCTCTCGTGGCCGGTGACAGCGGATCGATTGTCAAGTACTGTGAGGTTTACCAAGCCGGATACATTGGGATAGCCAATTATGGAAGCAGGTATAAATCAGATAGCAATTGGGTGAACTTCTTTTGTCAGGTGGCGGAAGATGGAGGCGGATTATACACGTATCAAGCATCCGGAAGTGTGCCTTCTTACCGTCCTGAAAATGTCGGAGACGTTATATCCAATGGAGGAAGCTATTTAGCGCATAACGGCATGAACCCAACGCTAACGCCGGCAGCTTACGGCGTTTACAATGACAATTACAGCAGCAATATTTATAGTAACGGCGTGTCTGTGTATAACGTAAGTGCATCATCGTTCTTTTGTCACGGGCCTAACGACACTTTCATAAACTGCACAGCTTATGCATCAGGACTATCAGATCTTTACTTGTATGAGATATCCACCGGTCCTGTCATAACAGGTACTTACGTGAAGCATAATGTTTTTGGATCAGGGACATGGAGTGTAGCTGCCGTTCGGTTTGCCACTGTTAACAACGACATCCCAACGATGGCCACATCCGATAGTAACCAGGTGGCTGGATTCAATGGAGCGCCCAATCCATATTGGACATTTGCAACGTCCGGTGGTGATCCTGGAACTTTTAGAACGTTGGCAGGATGGACAGGATTAACAGGATATGACGCGCATACTACATATCAGACAGGAGTTTTAGGATTTAATTACAACGGGACATCATCTAATTCAACACAAAACCTGAATAATCTATACAAAACTTTGAATGGCGCATTTAAATGGGGAAGTATTACCTTATCACCGTACACCTCTCAGGTATTGATAAATGTGGGGGTTGGTATTCAAATACAAATTGGTAGTAAACTAAATGTTTTATAATGAGAAAATTATTCAGTCTTTTGGCATTTCTTCTGCCGTTGTCGATCTTCGCTCAGACAACGCCAGGCATCACTGAGGTTACCCTTGGTGGGTATCAATTTTTGGAGCATATCCCACAAGCCTATAAAGCAGGACAGTTGGTTAATGTGTTGATTCAGGCACCTGGTAGTGGCGAAGTGGGTGGACCGATAGCTAAAGACACCATTAACGGACCATTCGCCTCGTGGGATGGACATCCGGGCGTAAAGGATACAACAGTCATGGACCCAAATCTGGTAGTACTGGCATGGAACCCCGGAACGTCTTATGTGGCCAATAGTCAGGTGGCCGGGGTTATCGCAGCGGTCAAATCCACGTTCAATGTTAACAAAATTGCCGTGTCAGGACTTTCTGAAGGTTGTGGCGATTTTACCAATTGGGCGTATAGTTCCTATGCTAATTTTTCACAGATTGCAGCCTTTTTCTTATTCAGTCCACAGCCAACACAAGCGGTAGCCTATGCCGGTCCTGGAACGCAGTGCCAATGGTTCTTGAAAGATTCCGCGTATTTTTATGCAGCTTGCGCCACACAAGACCCTGATGGATTTTATGGACCGGCACTATTGGAGTTTGACAGCATACAGGCAGAACATCCCTACCGGACCCCTGAATTTACCGCTATGTCCTGTTCGTGCCATTCATCCGCCGCATGGGGACAATTCTTCTCACCTTATTGGATCGATCCTGTTACTGGAAGGAATATTTATAACCAATTCATGTATGAATACCCTGTTGCTTCAGTTGGGCCGCCAGTTACTCCGCCTGTGACCAAATGCCCTGTGCAGCGCACCGCTATTGGATTTACCCTGACCTATGTAAACGGAGTTTTAACCACATTGGTAACCTATTCTGATTCGACTAGCGCACCTATCGTAGTGCCATAAAAATGAAAGACAATGTTAACCAATATGATCTTTTAGAGGAAATGCTCAATACCGTCAGACAGGACGTGCAGGGCGTAAAGGATAACATCGTCCATCAGGAAAAGGAAAACGAGCGACGACTGGATGCGCTCAACGGAGAGGGCGACAGAATAAAGGAGATACTTAAAGAATCAATTCCTCGGGAAGTATTTGATCGTACCGTAGAGAGTATTAGAACAAGGGTAGCTGCCGTGGAAGCAGCAATGATAAAGGCAGAAGGGAGACATCAACTATTGCAATATATTCCGTGGGTGCTGACGGTGATTTCTCTTATTTTCATGTATTTGATGTACAAGAAGCCATGAAGGAGAAAAAAGACCCCCGAAAGGACGTAATGGACCGCATCCTAAACACACTGGCCTACTTTTCTAATGAGGAGCTATGGGAAATATTGGTTGCGCTGGCTAAGAAGAAGAAAAACGGGAAGAATGGAGGGGCAAAACAATGAATTATGGAATATTTACTTAATATTGTATAAGGGTCTAACGGTACGGGATTTGTATGTTTGATTTAAATCAATTTTATGACCGATGCAATTATACACCCCCCTTTACCGGAAGTCCGCTTACCGGCGAAATTGGTAAACATGACCTTTAATCCAATTAGTATGAACACGCAGGAACAGTCTGAAAAAAATGAGCGAGAGGAGCGGTACAGAGTGTCCCAGGATGATGTGTCGGTCATACGAAAAGAGGTCAACAAGTTGACAGAAGCGGTAGGGGATCTGAAGCAGGAGACGCAAAAAATGGTCGAAGCCCTTCAAGGAAACAAATACGGTAATAAGGGGATTTTGGAAAGATTGGTAGCTGTTGAACAAACCGCAAAGGCCCTAGAAGATAAAGTAGAGGATGTTATCTTAAAAGCCAAAAGCCGAGAAACGTATGTGAGGATCATTTGGGGTTTAATTTGTGCATTGGGCAGTATGGCCGTTACGGTGATTATTGAGCGAATATGGTCGCCGAAAGGTAAGTAATTAATAACTTAAAATATATGGCATCTACAACGACAACTCCCACACCTCCAACGCCGCCGACAACCGGAATAGCGGCATGGATAGCGGCAAATAAGGTCATTCTTTTTGGAATTTTGTCCGCTGGTATTTTAGCCGTTCAGCAATTGGCAAGTCAATATCCAAAGGACTATAAAGTTTTGGGCCTCGCTGCTTTTATCGCCGTCCTATCGTTTCTTGCCAACAATCTACGCGGTCAGTGGGCGTCTATCTTAGGATCGCTATTGCCTTCCCTTGGAATTGTGTTGACGAATATCGAAGCTGTTCCGCCTGTTCCCATTAGTTGGTGGCAGTTCGCCGGGGGCGCCGCATTGGCCATAGGAGGGGTATTGGCACCTCCCGCAAAGAGCCTATCTTACGAAACATCTCCGACAATTGTAGCAGCAAAAGCACAAGCTGCCACTACGGATGCCGCAAAAAGTACTTCACCCCCCGTTTCAAAATAACTACTTATGAAATATATATTGATAATCTCTTTACTCTTTATCGGGATCGTTGGGAATGCTCAGTCTCCTTTTAAATCTCAGCCTGTTTTGCAATTACGCGGGGCATCGGCAGTACGTGCGATGGCGGTTACAACTGTTCCGGCAGCTATTTCCCCACTACCAACGGTTACAGAAGCGGATAGCATTGTAAATGCTTGGCGGTTTACGGCCAATATTTCGCCAGGCGGATACACATTCAATGGAACCTATCAGGTAATGGCCGGAGCCGAATTTGGCTGGCAGCATCAATCATACTCCTATGCCACCCAAACCTACACAGTACTCTATTCCATCAATGCCGCATGGTTTCCTATTAATTCTGCGAATGGCTTTACCTCATTGGCGGGTATTTCTTCCGTGGCGGCCTTATTCGGCTTCGATAACAATTTGATCCAGCTAGGGCCGATGTATAATCCGAACGCACCTGCAAATCAAAAATGGGGAGTTTGCGCAGTAATTGGTATCAACCTAAACAATTGACGAGATGAAAAGACGGCCACCGATGGATGTCCTTGCGGCTATGCTTTGGTGGTTCTATTTGGCTTTTCTAATTTTTGTTATCTTTGGTATCTGTTCCCATAAACTTAAATAATATGTACATCAAAACATGGAAGATCATCGTAGGATGTGTACTGGCTTTGATTTTAGCTGGTATTGCTTTTACATCCATCCGTAATTATGCTGCCACTCATTACGATCACCAATATACGCAACGATGACTAAATCAGATATAGCCAAACTAATGTACATAGCTGTGCTAATCTCTTGCGCTATTGTTATTTGGTTGGATAAACCCGAACTGATATGGTAGTAAAGTCGGCGATAGCAGGTAAGTATTTTGACGTTGACAGTGAGTTATCTGGTGCTGAGGCTGCTGCATTCGTTGCGGCTGGATTTGCTGGGTGTATTCGCTATCTCCCTTTAAATTCATTAGATGTACCCGGATGTCTCACCTCGTTGGAATTGCAGATTCTCCTTTCCGCTGGTCTCTCCGTCGCCGCTGTTCAGCACGTTGATTCTTTCCCGTGGACGCCAACGGCAGCATTAGGAACTTCACACGGCAACTATGCGGCTGCATATGCTAAGGCTATTGGTTACTCGTCCGGCGCGGCCATCTATTGTGACATGGAATCTCCGGCGACGACAGCCACAGCAGAAGACTGTATTGCTTATTTGAATGCATGGGTGAGTGAAGTGCAGGCTGCTGGTTATGTCCCCTCTTTATACATCGGATGGGGCGTTCCGATGACACCGAAGCAGATTTATGATTTGCCGGTTATAGAAAGCTATTGGGCCGCATACAACTATACAGATGGAGTTGCCACGAGAGGGGTACAAATTCAGCAGCATACCGCTAAAGTGCTTAACGGAATAAACTACGATCCGAACACGGTTGCCCCTGATTTGCTAGGCGATTTGCCGATATTTGTATTTTCGTCATAACTTTGTGATACTTATAGGCTTTCAGCCGATCTTTTGGAGTGGGTTCAAAGGGTCGGCATTTTTATTTTCAAAAAAAGATTTGGAAATTCGTTCAATCTTGTTTAATATTGTTCTCATGAAAGCTAAAGAGGAAAGAAAGGTTACCAGGGTACATAAAGGTATGAGATTGGACACGGTGGTGGTTGAAGGTGTAATGATGGTAGCTGATAAAGAAGGCCGTACCTTCTCTAATGTAGTCGAAAGGGCTTTAAAAAAGTATCTTGCAAATTGGAAAATTCCGAAATAAAACACCCAAAAAAATAAAATGGACAAAGCAACATTAAAAAGAGCGTTTTCGGCGGTTGATAAGTCCGACGCCATAGCCGCCGGGTATTCCCTGTCCGCCGCCAGAGCCGCCGGGTATTCCCTGTCCGCCGCCAGAGCCGCCGGGTATTCCCTGTCCGCCGCCAGAGCCGCCGGGTATTCCCTGTCCGCCGCCATAGCCGCCGGGTATTCCCTGTCCGCCGCCAGAGCCGCCGGGTATTCCCTGTCCGCCGCCATAGCCGCCGGGTATTCCCTGTCCGCCGCCATAGCCGCCGGGTATTCCCTGTCCGCCGCCAGAGCCGCCGGGTATTCCCTGTCCGCCGCCATAGCCGCCGGGTATTCCCTGTCCGCCGCCATAGCCGCCGGGTATTCCCTGTCCGCCGCCATAGCCGCCGGGTATTCCCTGCCCGCCGCCAGAGCCGCCGGGTATTCCCTGTCCGACGCCAGAGCCGCCGGGTATTCCCTGCCCGCCGCCAGAGCCGCCGGGTATTCCGATAAAGACATTCAGGAATGGGAAGACATCCCTGTCTTAGATAAGCCATACACGCACTTGCTGGCCGATATTAAAGAAAAGAAACGCATTCACAGGCAATCAACATGGGGGCCAGAAGATAAGCCAACCGACAAAAAACACATCTGCGATACGCCAATGTGTACAGCGGGGCATTTAGTCAACATGGTGGGTAAAATTGGATGGGGATTGAAGAATAAATATGGATGGAGAGATGCCGCCGCGCTGATCCATACAAAAGCCCATCCGAATTTCCCGCAACAAGATTTCGGAGCAATTGGAGATGAAAGAGCTATGGCCTATATTGAAGCGGCCGCAGAATTTGAAGAAACAGGAGTAAACCCTTTTGCAGATATTTTTAAAGAAAAGTAGCGACCCGTTTTTTGATCGTACCTATCCTATTTAATTCAAAGCTAAAATCTATCGACATGCACCTATTAATGTCGAGTACGGCTAACACCATTTTATCTTTCATCATTGGCTTTGTAGTAGGTGCTTTGGCTATAGCCTTTTGGTATGGGAGAGCGGTTGTAAAAGAGGGTGAGGAATATTGGGATGAAAGAGATATCTACAGCAAACCGCCACTTAGAAAAGTAAAATAGTTTTCAAAGGCAAGAATCGTTGGACAGTCGGCTTGATTCGCTCAGGCTGACTATATTTTAAAAAAAAGTTTTTTCAAGGATAGGATTTAATGGTTTTTGGAAAGGGGCGGTATTTCTATACTGCTCCTTATTTTTCCCTTACTTTAAAATAACAAAATGAGCATTTCCGAAGTTGTTGTCTATAGTCGCGGCCTGTTTAATTGCTCTGTATGCGCTCCAAAAGAAATGGATGTAAATGACGTTACGAATGCCGTTAATGTCCAGTATCCGGCCGGAACAACTAACGGATGGGTATTAAGTGAAGATAAGACATTCAAGCAAGGAGGGCCAATGCCGGGTCCATGCGATCAGAATCCAGAAACAAGAATACATTATCTATTCAATTGTTAACTATATGAGTGAATTTAAATGGACGGATGGATTAGTAATGCAATTCGCTAGGCAGATGGTCTTCGAATTTGATTACACTCAAGTTCTCACTGATTATACCATGCAGCCAAGGCTTGACAAGTTCAAAGCCTCTAAGCAGCCAAAGCCTGAATGGGAGATACTTTCCTATGTTTATGAAAATGGCTTTTCGGATATGCCAAATCCAATTATTAAGCCAAACAGCGGACATTGGAATTATGCGGCAGTCGCCAATTATCCAATCCACTCCGTCAAACGTCTATCAGATAATCAGACATTTACGGTCGGTGAGACGGTTAACTTTGAAGGGCAATGGCGTACAATCGCAAAATTTGCAGTTACCGAAACTTTTATGCAAGTAATGTTGAGCGGTAACCTAAGAGCGGGTTTTGCATCGATTGAAAAAGTCCAAGTTAATATGTCGCCTAAAGTTCCAAAAGAATTTGGCGACTACATCCCGGTATATCTAACCCCCACACAGTTGTGGAAATTGCTTACACTCTTAAATACTACAGAATGAAAGAAGACAAAGAATGGATTGCCAGGATCATCGAAAGTTCCACGAATGCCTTCCACTTAGAAGCCTGCCATATCCTGATAAATCTATTTTGCTGCAAATATGGTGCTCCATTTGAAGCGGTAGAAGGATTGGAGGACGCGGCCACAGAATTGAAAATAGCTTTAGATTGCAAAGATACTGAGTTGGAGCTCGCCAAATAGCTTACTAATCCAATCTCTAAATACTCTACACCAAAAACAAGAAAGGCCCCGTAAATGGAGCCTTTTCTTTTATAGAGCCCGTAACCTGTCCAGTTTTACCATTTGGCGGGTCGTTTGTCTTTGTCAGCTAAATCACTCAATGTGATCATTAACAATGCAAATGCAAGCGGCCAGCTGATAACGGACGCAACTAGCGTCACCATCCTATCCCCTTTTGTCCATTCTTTGCACACCACTAAGCAATTCCATCTTGACATGAAATAGGCGAATATGTAGCCGATACCCCAAACGATAAGGAATATTGTCATTTCAATAGTATTTTATGAATAGATAATCCAATCCATATTACATCCGCCAGTAGCAAGCCGACCAAAATACACAACGCACAGGCTACTATCAGGGCTTCAGCGCGCATTTTCTTTTCTAGTTCTTGGGTTTGTGTCATTTTTCGTTGTGGTTTTTAAGTGTTTCCTGAAGGATTTTGACTATCTGCTCCTTTGTGACATTGCCGTTATCTACAAGCAGGGAGAGGATTTCGTTATAGCCATCGAGTAGTATCTGATTCTTTCGGATCAGGTCTTTGGAGGCTTTCAAAGCGTTGTCGTTAAGTTCGACTAACTGAGCATTTGCAGACGGTTCTTTAAGCTGGTTCATTGTTAACGTTTTTTGCCGCCAAAGCCCCGCCTCATTTACGAGAGCAGGGCAATTGACGCTGGCTTAGTCCGGGTACCAGTTCGCCGCTAGCTATTTTTCAATCGTTACTTGTGATCCCCACGACCAATGGTTATTATCAAAATCGAATACGCACCTGTCTTTATCACATGACCAAATTTCTTGCATTGGTATATTATCCTTGTCATCAGGAAAAGAAGTTTCCGGAGAGAACATTTCGATACCTGTTATCCGGCACCTGCCATGTTTCGAGGACGCGAAATCTCCGATCTTGATCTTATAAACCTTATTGTCGCCGGGTGAATAGATTGAATCCAAAATAGGTTTAAAGGCTGGATGGACATTTTCGTTTGACATGGTTTATTTTATTGTTTTAATTGCTTCTTTCAATAACCTTATTTCATTACGCATGTAGGCTTTGGCCTCTTTTACGGCCGCTGACCGCTTGGTGAAGTAACTGAATCCATCCAACCGGCTAAGTCCAAATTCAAATGATTCCATAAGGTCGTCTGCATTTCCTTCGTCACCCTCCTTTAGTTCCATGATATATGTCTCATCATTATCTCTGACCAAATAGAAAATCACTTTTATTTTGCGCATGTTATTAAAGTATAAGGAGGGTTATTTATTTGGTTGTCAGTATTAATTCCCAATCGTTTTCGCAGATGCTTAGACGGATAGAGTGAAAGGACAAGTCTACGCTGTGGTATCTGAACCACGCCATAATATAAATGCTGTTGTCTGTCCAAACTCCCATCAAATGAGCGCCATTCTCTACTTCATTCTTAGTGAAGCGAGGATATCTAACGCGCGTACATTTCAACCCTTTCGGAAGCTGGTTATCCACAACAGCCATTAATTCTTTCTTAGTCATTGGTTTACTTATTGGCTTCTTCAATAACGGCTTTAGCCATCAGTACGGCGGTTTTGGCGGTTCTACTAGCGAGATCATCCGCCTTATCATTTTTAGCCATGTCCCAATCCGCAGAATCCATCAGCCCTTGCATCATTAATAGAGAAGCATACTCAAGTTTGGTGAAGCCCCCATTTGCCGGATCGGTGTAGGAGGCTTCGGCGTAATCGCTAATAAGTAAGCGTGGGAATGCGCTTGATTTTAAATTTTCCATAAATTTATGTGGTTAAATTGTTTACTTACTGAATCTTCTAGCGTTAGACAAAATATGGTACACCCCACAGGCGCTCATTTTATACTTTTTGGCTAATTCTTTTACGCTCAACAAGGCACGATCTTTTCTAAGATTAGATACTTGAGTGTCCGATAACTTAGCCCTGAAATGACCCTCCCCGCTTTTCCTTCTAATAGGCACTCTAGCGTTTTTAGCTTGCTCTTTTCTGGTTGCCCATCATGGGGGCCTCTACCCGACTTATGCCGTCTACCTTTGTTTTTCATAAATCAATATTCAATGCGTTTAACAAATAAGCCATGCGGATACTTAGGTTGATAGCCTTCGCCAGCGTCCTCCAATTGAGTAATATCTAAACAGCTATCATCATTATGATGCGCCCAAGATTCCGCATCCTCTTTATGGTTCCCGAAATTACCTTTGACCATATAATCCTTCCCCGAATCCGTCAAAGTAAATACTGCGTATGCTATTTTCTGGTTCATAAATTTTATTTTTTAAGGGGGTTCTGTTCTTTGTATTTCCTTTTGATGAAGGGAGGTTAATTCAGACGGATATTGCATTGCCTGCAAATAGCGATTAGTTCTTTTCGGGTTCTGAAGGCTAAGCAAAGGAATAAATCCCCATCGCTGTACCCGTAACGAGTTCCGGCTTTAACCGCCAGCAATATCTCCCGGATCATGTCTGCGTTTGTTATTTTAAGAGCTTTCATAACTTAGTTTTTTATTTGTTTATCTGATTGCTTGGTACAAATATAGGGTGATAATTGACAACCTCCAAATGTTTTTGGATATTTATTTTTGAGGTTTCGCGCATTTAGCCGTAATGTGCTGATTACTATATAATGTATGCAAAAAATAAGTTTCACCGATTTTCTCGTATTCGGTCACATAAGGGAGCGCGCGGCCATGTTTGATCTGTTTTAGGACAGCTTGCCGGGAAATTCCCCTTGCTCTGGCGTATTGAGTTACAGATAATTTCATAATTTATTTATTCGGTCAAATAATACAATTGATCCAGCGACAGCAACATTCAGGCTGCGTTCGCCCGGAAGATAAATAACGTGCTGACATTTCTTCATAATAGTTGGTGGCAATCCGTGGTCTTCTGCACCTAATAAATAACATGCCTGTTTCGGATGGACGAAATTATTAATAGGGTGAGCAGTCGCATCTAATTCGATGCCTATTAACCTGCAATCGTATGGTCGATGAGCATTAAAATCATCGAAATCGGCATATTGAAAAGTAGGTACATGCCTCCAAGATTTCATTGTGTCGCTTGCCTGCTGTTTGAATCTGCAACCAATAAGATAGACGAAATCAGCGCCAAATACCTGCGCAGATCGAAACAGTGTCCCATAATTGACGCTATTTTTCATTGAATAGACACCAATGCCAAAATATCCGCTATCTTTCATCATGCGCCAAATATAATAAATATCCAATTAGCAACCTAGCTAATTAGCAACTTTAATTATTTCTTCCTATCTTAGCTTTATTTAAC